CACCATCAGATAAAATATACTTCATATTTCCTATAGCCATATTAACAGATCCTTTAGTAACTCCTATATAGGCAGCAATACTACCTTTTAGTATTCCAAAGTCAACTGACTTATATTTTTGAACGATTTCATCTAATAAGTAGATAGAAGATTCTAATTCCCAAACTAGTTTTTTTGTTTTCATAATTTATTGTTTTTTAATTATAGTTAAATATAACACTTTTTATTGGGATAAAAAAACTTTTGTGCATTTATTTTTAAAAAAATGCATCTTCCACGTTACCAGGTGGAATCCAACCATTTTCTATAGTCTTTTCAACATCAGGTGGTTGCTTATACTCAAATGGTTTCCGAGATTCTACGGCTTTGGTTTTTCTCCTAGGACCGTGGTTCTTTAACATTGCTGGTATATTTTCAATAACCCATCTAATATACGAAGGATCTTTTCTATAAGCTTCTCTGACAGTATATCCTTGATATTTGCCAGATCTTAGTATCATGTTTTGGTCCATTATCTTAAATTAATTAGTTTATTTAAAGGATATTCATTATCTTCTGATTCCATTTTTTCAGGATGCCACTGTACAGCCCAAATCCTTTGATCAACATCTTCAAACCCCTCTACTACGGAATATAAAGGATATGAAAGATGTGTGGCTTTGAAATTGTCTGCTATTACTGAACAATGTTGATGGTGTCGAGAATTAACATTTATTAATTTACCATCTAAATCTTCTACTGTGTGAAATTGTGAAGGTTTTCCACTGTGATCAGTATTTTCTGAAAAATCAGCAGCTTTATGATCTTCTACTATGAGATCACTAAGATCTTCAACAACACCTCCAAAATAAGAGTTTAAAACTTGCATGCCTCGACAAAGACCAATAATAGGATATCCATCAGCAAGGGTTTGTTTAATCCAAATATCTTCTCGATCATCACGTTCTTGGTCTTTACCGATATCAGCGCCTCCACATAGGAGTAGAGGGCCTTTGACTTTACGTCTTAAATCTAACCAAACGACTTCATGGCCGTAGTGCGTTAGCCAATTAAAGCAATCTTGTTTTTCTTGAATCCCTCGAGGGGGTGCAACATATATTATCATAAAATGTTAATGAGTTACTATTATCTTTTCTATTAATGCTTTTCTTCCTTCGTATTCTACTTTGAATAAATAATGTCCTATTGGATATCTTGTCATATCTATTCTATTAATTCCATACGTTAAGTCGTATGATCTAGCGATTGCGCCATGCATGCTATAAATCTTTAATGTTCCTTCGGGTTGTTGTATACTTACGTTAACATATTCAGATACTGGATTTGGATATATCGATAAAGTAGTTACTTCTGGGCAAATACAATTACAATCAACAACATCATCGGGTATATCAATTGATTCGGATTCTTTATATTGTATATAGTGGCTTATAAAATGATCTAATCCATCGGCTTCTACTACAGTTTCAACATCATCTAATCGAGTGACAGGTAAGTTATTCCATTCTGGATGATTAACATCACTTACAAATTCTACAATAGTATCACTACTAATATAGTAAGGATCTTTATGATATCTTGCTTTTATATTCTTATATGTATTTTCACTATTAGAAGATACTATAGCAAACTTACCATTCTTTTGTATATTATCTACTTTATGGCTAATGTATAAGACATCGTTAACGTATCCATATATAGTATCTGCTTCTATTTTTAATCTTAGTTTATGCCATTCTGTTTGATCAATTTCGACACCTACATATACAAGCGTATCGGCTATGAAATCTTCTTGTGTATTATTAGTTCCTTTAAATAATCCAACCGCATTATCTTCAACTGACAAATAATAGTTATTAATACCATTATACTTTAGTTCACTATCTGATGAGGATTCATTTACTCCAATAGAGATGCCAGCTCCCCATACGTGAGATACATTTTTAATTTCAGCTTCTATATCATAACACATTTCAGGAGTATCTCCATAAACTAACATGCCAGGAGCTCCCCATGTCCAGGCATATCCGGTTGTATTATTGGTGAAATCCCAATTTACAAATCCAGATTGTTCTGTATTACTTAGATCCGCATCCGTGATATCAGATACAAGAGTTTTTTGTGCATTACATGTAGCTACTACAAAAAATGCGATTACAATAAATTTAATTTTCATATTATTCAAAGTTTGGTTTAACTGTATTGTATAGTAAAGATGCAAAGAATTTTAAACCTCTAAGTGATGTTCCATCTGCGCTTCCAACTGCTTTCATAAGATTATTATCAACAACTGATTGTACAAAGCCTCCTCCTTCAAATCCTATTTGCCATTTAGTACATAAGATTGAAGTTCCTATGTTTATGATATGTGCTTTATTTTCTTCATTCATATCGTCTATTCCAGTATACATTGCATTCTCATCAAATGAATCTTCTACTATTCCTTTTACTATTTTAATTTGTTCTATTCTTTCCATAATTATTTAGTTTTAATTTCATAAGCTTTATCCCATTTACCAACATGAACCCAAGTATAATAATCAGGAATAGATCCATAATCGCTATCTTCATGTGAAGCTCCTTTGCCTTCATTTAATATAGGCATAATAATATCTAATAAATCTTGTATAGGAGGATTAGAATCGTATTCTTCAGTATAGCGGTTCCAAGTTTCCTCTCTATAATCCATGTTTGGATTAAGTTGAGAGTATTCAGTTCCAAGATCAGTAGGACCAGACATGATAGCAACCTTAATACCAGAATAATGTTCAGTAGTAATAGATAACTTGTAGTTAGGTAAGGCAGCTTTCAATTCTTTTCTTTTTTGGGTAACTTGATCTTTGGTAATGTACGGCATAATGTTAGTTGTTTTAATTATTATATAGTAAATATAACACTAATTATTGATATAAAAAAACCTAGGTGATAAACTTTCTTAATTTATAATGATTCCAAATAAGGGTACAAAAAGAAGAGGTATATATAGGCTCACTCCTTAAGAACCCGATCCTAAATACCTGTAGAATATCAATCCGTTTGACCGACCACACTACAAACCACCCAAGCATGCAAAGATTCTTGTAAAATGGACCCACGCACGTGACCAAAGATATCATACATAATAGATAACAAAGAAGAGATAAGAATAAGAATCTAAGTAAGAACAATAAGAAACAAGAGAAAGATATAAGAGATAAGCAAGACCAAGCAAACAACTATCCAGGTAATACGGATCCTAGTAATAGAAGTATAAGAACTCATACTCTCCTATAATAACCTAATAGAGATATAAGAAACATAGGTAAGCCTGTAAGGATCCTCCTAGTAATCCAAGGGTACTCCCTAGTAAAGCTCCAAGTAAAGTCCCTGTAGGAACCTTAAACCCCAACGCCAATTGACTCACACCTGAGGAGCGTTTTTTACCATGACTGCATCCCAGTACTCCGAATACACCAAACCCCCAGGAAACACCACATAACCAGGGGGCAGGCTTAGGATCCTAGGACCCTTATATTTCGATATGAGCTTCTAAGTCTTCTACATCTGCCTCGTTAAATCCGAATAACTTGTCGAAGGCATCCGCTTCTGTTTCTAATTGCTTGCGTTCCGTAGATACTAGCTCGTCGTTAAAAAGATCTCGTACATATCTGGCTTCGTCAAAACTTACTCCACCCTCTATAGAGAAGTAGAGTTTCTTGTTTACTGCACCTACTCGGTTTTTAGAGAATTCCATATATCTACGACCGGCGTTTTCTCCACCTTCCCAATCTAGGCTCATCATACTAGTGGTCATGTGTTTTAGTTTGTTAGATCCGACGAATTGACCTCCTTTAGATAATTGTAAGATTGTTATAAAGGTTGTGTAGATTCCAGGCTTGTTACCGCCTTTGTTATTTGAGATCATAAGATCTAGGAACCATTTTTCTACTTTACCACGGGTTAGGTTACAAGCTTCCTTTACGGTGTCGTTAACTTCAGTGTATGAATCGGTTAGGACAATATCCCAGCCAGTGCTTAATACTTGTTCGATTACAGACTTTGGACATTCATCCACATAGTCTGCAAGGAATAAGATTGGTAACTGACCCCAGTGAGGAAAACGTTGTAAGTAGCGGGCCATATCTATCTGAGACATTTCAGCTGAGATGAATAGGACCTTCTTACCACTCTCATGTGCAGTACTTAATAGATCTAATAGGACCGTGGTTTTACCAACACCAGGGGCTCCGGCCGCCATGATGTTTGTACCTGGCATAATACCACCGGCGGTAGATGCGAATTTGTCAAAGACTGTTTTAGTCTCTATAGGTATAAATAAGTTTTGATTGATATTTAAATCATCTAATTTTGTTAAGGTAATATTAAGAGGCTGAGCTAGCTTAGTAGTCTTAGGTGCCTTATTATAGTGACCTCTGTAATCTTTAGATGAGGTGAACTTGTCGCCATTGATATTAACAATTCTTGATCCTTTAGAATCTTCTTTAGCGACATAGTCAAATTTAGGATGTGTTGATCCGATTGATAGTGTTGTACCTGATTCTACCTCAGTTAGGGTATATGTGTTTGTGGTTTTTTGAATAGTGTAATGTTTCATGTGTGGTGTTATTATGTTATATGTAAATATAAACCTTTTTAATGGGATAGGAAAACTTTAGGGACATTATATCCCTAAAGTTATTAACAATTACATTGGAATTAACATTGATAGAGGTGCATTCATTCTGCGACCTTGACTATCAACGATGGTTGCTTTAGTTCTACGAACCGAATCGATCGTGAATGTAGAGTTCTTATGTGATGGATGATCTACCATTACTACTGAACCTTTAGATAGGGATTGCTTAATAACTGCGCCATTCATTCTGCGTTTTAATTTAACAGTGTCAACTACGAAAGAGTTAAGCTTACTTAGTTCTTCTACTGAAAGATTAGCATTGTTGATAGCTGTAACGATTTGTGAATAAGTCATATGTGTTTGTTTTTTAATTATAGTTAAATATAACACTTTTTATTGATATAAAAAAACTTTGGGACAACTGATTTGTAATTTATAATGATTATAGATAAGGGCCCCCTGGCTGAGGTGCATAAAAAAAGGCAGGAAACAACGCCTGCCTTTTATAATAATAATTAAAAATCAAACTAAACATTAGTTAAGAAGAGCTCCAGTCTGTTGAAGCTGTTCCTTACTAAAAGGGTTTGGCATTGTGTTTTCGTGATCAAAACTCTTTTTGCCTAATAGGTTTCCAATACGTGTTTGGATATCAGCTTCATTATGAGGTTGCATGTTAGTGTCGATGATACCTTTACCATGACTACTAAAGTGTGTAACTCCATTAATTACTGACCAAAGCGATTGGTTAGTTTTAGCCATCTTCATTTGATCGTTAGTTAATTTATCAAATCCGGCTTTATTATATTCGTTGAGGTTCTCTTGTAGAGGTACCCATTGTTCTGCTCTTTCACCAGCATGCTTTGCAATTAAGTTATGTGCAAAAGACATTTCGTGTAGTGAAGCAGGTGTGTTGTTAGCTTGACGAACTCGATCAGCAAATCCTTCAGGGGCGTAGTTGTTACGTCTTAAATCTTGCATGTTCTCGAAAAAGCTTTCCATACTCTTATTATCTAAAGAGTGTAGTTGGTATGCTTCTTGTGCCATAGCTGTTGTTAGACCGTTAGTACACCATTGACGATTTACGTATGGCATAACTTCGAATCCTTTTAGTGGACTGTTACGGAATGTAACTCCTCCTGTAAAGACCTCATCACTTAATCCTAAGATCTCGAACTCAGCCTTAGGGTTATGAGCGTCGATTGTGATAATACCTGTTGTTGGATCCGTAGTCCATCGGGAAACTCCCATTGAACTATCTGAGATCATGTTCTCTGCAACTTGGATCATTTGATCGTTTGAGATTTGCAGCTTGTCTTCTTTAGTAAATAAGATCACAGCTTTCGAAATTGGATTTAATACCAATGTAACGTTGCTAAGTTTACCTGCATTAGATGCCATTGCGTTTTTCATAGTATTAATGAATTGCGCTTTAGTCTCTTTGTTAAACAGCTTAGAGAATTTGTCTGCGAATGACTGACTCATACCTACTAAGGATAGTAAGGATTTAAAAGCTTGCTTGGTAAGTGGGATACGAGTTCCTTTATACTCGATGGTTGTTTCGTCGATCATCGTAATGTCTCTGAAAGGAAGGGTGCGGCGTAAAGATTGAGCGTTGATGCTCTCTTGTTTACTTGTTGCTACTGCGGTTTGTGATAAAGTTTGAATGCTCATAATGTTTGTTTGATTTATTATTATACTGATTTATTAGATTTTGTTTCAACACTACCAAGAAAACATCCAGCTAAAAAAGCAGATGAGATGATCATCCCCGTAATAGGATTATTCATCAACCATAATAGACCAATAAAGAAACCTTTAATAAGAGCAGGTATGATAAAGGCTACTAGAGCTATACCGACCGCGATTAATAGGATGTAAATTGATAAGTTTTTAAATGATGTCATAATTAGTAGTTGTTGTTATTATTATATAGTAAATATAAACCTTTTAATTGATATAAAAAAATCTGAGGTGAAAACTTTCTAATTTATAATGATTATAAATAAGGGTTCCCTAGTAGAATAAGGACATTGCTGAATCTAATCCTTTCTTAGTAGCTAGGTGAACGCTGTCCATACTAACATTTAAATCACTATCCTTATACTCTAATAAGGCCGCTCGTCTAGCACCAGGTAATGTTTTAGCCCACACTGTGTTCCATCCGCCGTTCTCGAATGTAAACATATACTGCTTATTAACCAGCACCTTAGGTGTTCTCGCTGACTTCACAATACCAGCATCGTTGATCTTATTTAAGATACCAACAACGGTATTATAGTTAACTCCCTTACCAACTAAGTTATTAGTATAGTCTGCGAGTGCGTCTTTGATGATTCTTTCTTCGGCTGCGGTGATTTTGATATTCATGTAGTTGTTGTTTTAATTATTATATAGTAAATATAAGTATAATAATTGATATAAAAAAATCTGAGGTGAAAACTTTCTAATTTATAATCATTATAAATAGGACTTTTTTTGAAAATAAATGCATAAAAGTTGTCAGGTGTCAATAAAAAGTGTTATATTTACTATATAATAATAACTTAAACACCACAAAAATGTACGAATTAAACAACAAAAACATCATCAACCACACCGGGATCCAAACAGTAAACATTATTAACAATGATCATTACAAGAAGGTTCCAGGTAAATTCAGATTTATCACAAAATGTAGAGCTGGTTATATGAACTGTAACGACGCAAGAGATTTTGATGATCAAAGATTATATGAGAATCCAGGAACAGTATTAAGTTCATATAAGAAAGGAGCCTTACACACAGTAGAGTATAAGCCATTCGGATCTGATAATTACTTTACAGTATTCGCAAAGAAAGGAAATAAGATCTTGGTAATGGATGAAGCTATAATGGCAACCTTAGAAGTTGGAACTATAAACCAATTATGGTACAATACAAACTTATATAATATGGATCAGTATAAGGCAGTTAATAGTAAAACATGGGCAAGTAAAGTATTCGTTATGAACCAGCCAGATGAGGTAGAGGCCCTATAAGGGTCACCCCGGTGGGTCACTTATATATAACCTATAGTAACTAATAGGTGACCCCTATATAGTGTTCCCAGAGTGAACCACCTGGGGGCATGAATAAAGAACCTAATTAAAACCAAATAGAGAGTATGAACAAGCAAGACCAGATAGTAGAGTTAAGAAATCGTATTATAGCACTTAAGCTATCCAACCCCTATGACAAGTCTATACCTAAACTAAATCAACAACTAGACCAGTTAACCTATGATCAACCAGAGCCCACAAGCTAAATTAAACTCACAGGTACAGAGTAACACCCAGGGGGCTAACACTCAGGCTAATCAAAAGAGCTCCCTAGGGAAGCCCTCGATCAACAGGCCCAAGGCAACCCCTGTAGCACCCCCTCAGGTCAATGCTGGGGAAGCACCTGAGCGCGGATTTAGCGACTGGGTAGGGGACAAGTGGAGTCGTGGAAAAGAGTGGGCTAAAGACAAAGCGTGGAACTATGCCATGGGTAAGGCAAGCGACAAGATGCAGAGTACCATGAATCCTGACGGCCAACCAGGCAAGGGGCAACCCGCAAGCCCAGGCGCTCCAGGCTCTCCAACGGCTCAAAGACCCAAAGCCAACCAACCCACGCCGAACGTACCCAAGCTTGGGGGGACTCCAACACCCAAAGTACCAAAGCCGCAAATACCCAAGTTCAGGAGATAGTTCCTGAATTTACCATGGCTCCAGGGGAGGGGGGTCAAGGGCTATGACTACTATTAATAATAAACATATATCAAAAAACACTTTACTCAATGGGCACCATCTGGTCTCCCGGGAAAAGAACCCTTCCAAACCAATGGGGAGTACTCTTTGAGATCTCAGAGGTACCCTCTAAGGATCCCATCCCCCTACACTCAATAATATAACCGCGAAAGTGCTCCAGTCCCCGAAATATCCCCCGGGTGGGAGTGACCCCCTAGACCCCGTCGGGCGGGGCGCCCTCTTCCTAGTACCCTCCGAGAACTGTTAATAAAAAAAGTTTACAAATTATGAAACAAATCTGGTACCTGTGAATATAACTTATGTCTTTAAGCTTGAAGGTTGAATAGGGAGGGAGAGGCCAACTCCAAGCACTCACTACAATCAGAGGATCTAAGCACTCACATCGGTTCCAAGCACTCACAGTCCCCTTTTAAAGTACCCCTCAAATAACCCAAAAAGAAAGCACCCCGAAAAAGGCAGGTTGGCGCCGTCTACTTGTTCTATCAGGATAGAGAACCTATAAGATATAAAAGAAATATTCTATAGTATTCTATAAGGACTAGTAAGTATAAGAGGGCTTGGAAGAAAAAAGGGAAAAACCCAAATCTCACATGTACTCTGCGCCAACTTTTAAAGAGGGTTCTTCAGAGTGGTGTGTGTACTAGTGGGGTCCATCCCCTGCGGTCCCCAAGTGTGACGTGAGAGGTTGGGTGGAACACCCCCTGATATTTTCTCCGAGGGTACCTCCTAGGCTGAGGGTTCTTCTAGGGATCCTAACCTGTGAGTGGGAACCTACGATATAGTGTTGGTATTGATTTGGGTTTTTGGGTTTTTTTAGTTTTTGAATGTTGCTGAAAATTATTTTCCCAGACTTTGAATAACGTTTAAACTACTTTAAGTAAATAATAAAGAAGGTGGAGGTGGAATAAATGAGAAGCTGCAAAAATAAAAATTTTTAATTCCCCCAAAGAATCCTATGAATAACTCTAACAACTCTGAGAATTAAGGAATAATAAAATAGAAACAAAAGGTAATATTTAAGTATAATAATCAAATAATAATATATTATGACCAAGAAGAAAAAGATGACGAAAGTTTGGAAAACTAAAAAGACCGACAAAACTATCACGATGATTTGTATGAATTCCGATTTGGAAGAAAGCAGATATCCTCAGTGGGCGCCAAACGACGGTGAGACTCGATGTAAAGAATGGACAGAAGTAACTGAAAATACCTCAGCTGTAGTTTGTTCTCAATGTACTATGAGATCTGTAAATTTTTAAATTGCTCGTAAAAAATAGATATATAAATCAGAACGATATTTAACAGTGCTGCGTTAGATTCATTTAACCACATAGATTTTTATAAAAGAGCTAGTTAACCACTGGCTCTTTTTTTTTCACTAATAAATAAACAAATCCAGTTTATTCGTTATAATAACTATAAATACTAATTAAGAACATGGCAAATAAGAAACAAGCAAAAACACCGTTAATAGATCAATTTGGAGAAGACTTAACAGCTCAAGCAGCTGAGGGTAAATTAGATCCTATTATTGGAAGAGACAAAGAGGTTTATAGAATTTGTCAAATCCTTTCTAGAAGAAAGAAGAACAACCCAATTATATTAGGAGATCCTGGTGTAGGTAAAACGGCGCTGGTCGAGGCTATAGCACAAAGAATTGTTGATAAAAAAGTAGCAATGACGCTTACAGGTAAAAGAGTAATCTCTTTAAATATGTCGACGATTGTGGCAGGTACTAAATACCGTGGAGAATTTGAAGAGAGAATGAAAAAGATTGTTGATGAGCTAAAGGCTAATCCGGATATTATAATCTTTGTTGATGAGATTCACACAATGGTAGGAGCTGGTGGAGTTAGCGGTTCTTTAGATGCTAGTAATATTTTAAAACCAGCTCTTGCAAGAGGACAGGTACAGTGTATTGGCGCAACAACCCTCGATGAATACAGAGAAAATATAGAAACTGATGGAGCACTTACTAGAAGATTCCAAGAAGTTTTTATTGATCCACCTTCAATTGAAGATTCTATCGAGATCTTAAATAGAATTAAAGATAACTACGAAGAATATCACGCAGTAGAATATACAGATGAAGCACTGAAAGCATGTGTTGAACTTTCTGATAGATATGTTACTTCTAGAGAATTACCAGACAAAGCAATCGATTTAATGGATGAAGCTGGCGCAAAAGTACACCTATCTCAGGTTAAAATGCCAGAAAATATTAAAGAGGCTGAGAAAAATATTGAAGTAGTAAAGTCTCAAAAACTATCTGCAGTCGAAGAACAAGATTATGAAAAAGCAGCAAAATACAGAGACGCTGAAATAAAACAAAGAGATCTTATTGATAAAACTATTGCGGATTGGCAAAGTGATTTAAGAATTAACAGACGCCCTGTAACATATGATGATATCGCTGAAACAATTTCAGATGCAACTGGAATTCCAATTTCTAGAATGACAGACGACGAAAGTAAAGTAATTACAGACATGGAAGCTAAACTTAAGTCAATGATAATCGGACAAGATACTGCAGTTACTGGATTATGTAAAGTAATTAAAAGATCTAGAGCCGGTGTTAGTTCATCTAAAAAACCAATCGGTTCTTTTATGTTTATTGGTCCTACTGGAGTTGGTAAAACAGAAACAGTTAAAGCTTTAGCAAACTATTATTTTGGCGATGAAGATTCTATTATTAGAATTGATATGTCAGAATATCAAGAAAAGTTTAATGTTTCTAAATTAATCGGATCTCCTCCTGGATATGTTGGACATGAGAGTGGTGGACAATTAACAGAACAAGTAAGACGTAAACCTTATTCGGTTGTATTATTTGATGAGGTTGAAAAAGCACATCCAGATACATTCAATACACTATTGCAAGTATTAGACGAGGGTAGATTAACAGATTCTCTAGGAAGAACCGTAGATTTCACTAATACTATTATTATAATGACATCAAACGTAGGTGCTAAGAAAGTTTCAGACTTCGGAGCAGGAATAGGATTTGAAAGTCATAGTTCAATGGCTACTCAGAAATCTCATGTAGAATCTATTATCAGAAAAGAACTTAAAAATAAGTTTGCACCTGAATTCTTAAATAGATTAGATGACATGATCTTATTTAATTCTTTAAGCAAAGATAATATGATGGAGATTGTAGATATTGAATTAAATAAAGTTATCACTAGATTAGAAAAACAAGGATATTCCATTAAAATCAATAAACCTGCAAAAGCATTCTTAGCAGAACAAGGATATGATCCACTATATGGAGCACGTCCTCTAAAAAGAGCAGTTCAAAATTATGTAGAAGATATTTTAGCAGACGCTATCATAGATAAGAAAATGGTAATGGGAACTAAGGTTTATTCAATATCGCATAAAAAAGGAGAAGATAAACTTTCTTTAAAATAGTAGTATAATATTAGTAAGTTACTTTAATAATATAATATATGACATTTAACGATAAATTCAAAGATTTAATTTTAGATATAGAACATGACGGTAGTGTTTCTCAACCTCGAGATATGAAGGTTAAGGAACTTACTGTTCAAACCCTAGAGTTTGATCCTACACAAACGATTGCGCATTTTGATAGCAGATCTTTTAATTGGAAATATTTCGGTGGAGAGTTGTGCTGGTATCTTAATAGAGATCGTGATGTAGATTACATTGGTCAATTTTCAGGAATGTGGTCTACTTTAACTAATCCAAATTCTAATGAGATCAATTCTAATTACGGTTACCTATTATTAGGTGGCCAATTACAATGGGCATTAGATTCTTTAAAGTCAGACAAGAATACAAGACAAGCAATATCATTCTTAAACCAACCTAAATTTCAATTTGAAGGTAATAAAGATTTTGTATGTACAATGTATCTCAACTTTTTTATTAGAGACAATAAATTGAATATGAAAGTTCAAATGAGATCTAATGATATATTCTATGGCCTTACATTCGATGCACCTTACTTTAGTTTCATACACCAACATATGAGATTGTGGTTATTAGAAACTTACCCAGAATTAGAACTAGGAACATACTACCACTGTGCAGATAATATTCATTTTTACGAAAGACATTTTGATATGTCTTCTAAAATTGTATCAGAAAGCGAAAAGCAAGGTAGTAATTACACAATGAATATTGAAAATCCTTTATTCAATCTTACGAAAGATAATATGTTATTAACAGAATATGGTATTAATTTCATGAAAGATATTAATGAAGCTGTTGGAAATAAAAGTAAACAAATAACATATAATAATATATTAAGAGAATATCTTAATATTAGATTAACATAATATTATGATAGGAGAAATACCATACTTTGATATACACGATAATGGTTTCTTAGAATCTAAGCACGGGCCAGTAATAGATACTGACGCGTTCTATAAAAGAATGATAGAGTTTATAGATTTTAATATAAAAAGTAATTATGAAATAAATATTTTATGCTATTTTGTAGATACTGACGGAACCACTATGGAAGCTAAGTTAGAAAAAGAAGGGTACGCGAAATCATTGTTAATGTCATTACAATACTATAAAGAACAGGAAGAGTATGAAGCCTGTGAAAAAATAACAAACTTAATTAAAGAATATGAATTACAGTAACGAGTTTAAAAAGTACGCGATAAGCGATCACAACGTTAGTTCTTCTAACATGAACTATTATGAAAAGCAGATTGAAAACTCGATGACTCCTTATATTTTAGAGGAAAGAGAATTGAGAGCAACTCAGATGGATATCTTTTCAAGATTGATGATGGATAGATTACTATGGGTCGCTGGTCCAGTTAATGACAATATGTCTACAATAGTACAAGCTCAATTAATGTTTTTAGATACGACTTCAGAGGGAGATATCACAATGCATATTGATTCGCCAGGAGGTTCTGTTAAATCAGGACTTTCTATGGTAGATGTTATGGATTACATTAAGTGTGATATACGTACGATCAACACAGGGATGGCCGCATCAATGGGTTCAGTATTATTAGGAGCAGGAACTAAAGGTAAGAGAATGTCACTAAAGCACTCCACAACAATGTTACACCAGTCTTCTGGGGGTTTCAGTGGAAATATACAGGATGCTGAGATTGATTGGAAAAACTGGCAAGATGTAAACAAAGAGTTGTTTGTTTTATTAGGAGAATACTGTGGTAAAAAGCCTGAGGTAGTAATGAAAGACGCTACTAGAGATTTCTGGTTGAGTGCTGCTGAAGCTAAGAAGTACGGGATCATTGATGAGATTATTAAAAAAAGATAATATAATAGTATAGGATTATGAAAGTATATTTTTACGTTAAACAAGAAAAATTAGAGTATCTTAATACGATATTAAAGGATTATAATAATCTAATAGAACCTGTAGAAGTTTCTTTCAATCCGATGAACGATGCAGTAATGGTATCTCTATTAATTGATGACTTTATAGGACTCAGTGATAGAGATGCTTTTGCTACTCTTATATCATTATAATATATTAATAAAATAATAAAGTAATATGACAAAGCGAGAAAAAACAAAAGAGCTTTTCGTTGAATTAATTAACGAGCAGTTAAAACCACACAATGTAACGTATGAGGATGTTAAAAATAATCCACAATGGTACATGGAATACAAGACAACCAAGGTGGAAGAAGACGCCTTTATCGAACACTGTGTTAATAGGATTAGAGAAGTTTTAAAAATAAATAAATTTATGGCGATCAAAGAAGCTCAATGGTTTATTCTACAGTGGGGACTTACCCTTAGTAATACTAGTTTAAATAAACAAAGTAATACTAAAGAAGAAAATAAAAACAAAAAAACTTTATAATATAAGTTTAATTTTTACTAATACTCGAGAAAAATATGAATAAATATATTCATGAACGTATTAGAAAAGAATTGGCTTACAGATTTACCTTTCGACTTTGAATTAAAAAGATATAAACTTTTAGGGGCAACTCAAAAGATAAAATCTATGATCAAGGCCGGATTGATCTATGACGCACTTATTGAAGTTGAATATCAGTTAGAAGACTTATATAAACTCAAGAACCAAAAGAGTGAAATCGATGATAGATTAAAGGTTCTTACAGGTATTAATCTAGACACGATGTCGTTAGATTACGAATACCCAGATTCCCAAGACGAAATATTTCACATATATAATTTAGTAGAAATTGCAATAGAAGAATTCGAAGCATTATTCAGAATGGTAAGAGTTAAGTGGAGAGCAATCATGTCAAAAATGATAATCACTGAGATTCCTCATAAAATGCCTACTAAAACAAAAGGAATAGTTTTTCTAATAAACAAAAATCATAATAATATATTAACTTATTCTTATAATAATCCTTATAGATTAGTAGGGGAGTGGAAAGATATGCAACTAAAAAATGTAGACATTGAATTATCTGGAATTCCAGAAATGATAGACTATGTTACTAATTTAAAATTAAAATCGGATGATAATAGGTTTTGGAGAGTAGACCATAAGTTAAAAGAAGATTTAGAAGGATGTATATTACCAGTTCTGCGATATTCACTTTATAATAAATTAACAAAATAAAGTTAAATTTAAAAGAATATATATAAAAAATACTTAATAGAAATGGCTTACGTAGCAAAGGACGATATAATAGCATTTATTGACGGGGGATCAAACTTCATTCAAGGAAATTCACAGACATATGATATCATATTATATAAAGATTTTATAGGATCTGTATTGAATTTAAATCAACCAACATCATTTAATGTTGCTCTTTACGTTGAAGATAAAAAAGTTTTGCAATTTTCAAGACCTTCTATTTCAGGAGTTTCTGTTGATTTAGACGTTGATTTAGTAGACGATACAGGTAAAATAAGTTTTAATATTAACGAAACTAACTCAACTCACTTGTCATCTGGTAGATTATATGCACAGATAAGCGTATACTACGAAAACTATTATCCGCAACCTAAAAACTACGTATTCCCAAGACTATTACTTGGAGACGTTATTAACAATCCAGTAATAGACAATGGAGATCCATCTGGAGAAACAGGTGGAGGAACTACTACAATAATACAAGCACCTTCTAGTACGGGAACGTTTACAATACAAGAGATCGATGGTTCTAATCCAACGGCACCTGGGTATTTAACAGTTGATTCCCATTACCCAATGGCAGTTAAAACTATAATATTTAGAAACTTAAATTCAAACAACACTAGATTAACAACTCTAGAAAACTTTTTAGAGAAAAGAATAACTAATGATAAAATAAGTGGAGTAATTACAATAATAGATCAATCGGATTCAAACCTGTACGCTATTTATAAAATAGAGACATGGGAAAGAGTTGATATTACCTCGGGAAATGGAATTGACGATGACAGCGATGGTATAAAGGTACATGTAACAATGGAAGCGGCATCAGCAGGGCCTGGTGTTACAAAAACAGAATGGGAAATAGATCAAGAAGTAACATATACGCTAGATGCACATGCTGCCGGAAGCACTTTTAATTTTGAAGGAGGCGGAGCTGCTAGTGAAAGTGGTATCTTAACGTACGTTGATAAGAATATAAACCCATCAGCATCTGTAGGAAATCATTCTGCAACAGGAATACTAATAACGTATTCACCATATCAAGATTCTTATGTTATGGTTGAAGTAAACGGACTTAGTGTTGAAGTTGGAGATGGAACTAAAGACAAAGACGCGTATTTTTCAGGTAATAGCGGATTAGCGGCTGCAAGCGTTGAAGAGATTAGATCAGGAGATCAATTATATTGGAATGGAGATATTGCAGGGTATGAATTAGAAATCGGAGACGAGATCAATTTAATATACGAAGCAAAATCCGACGATCTAAGGTAATAATATCCTAATTCACGTGTGCACACGTATACCTCATCTTTAATAGGGAAAATGGGAAAAACCCAATTTTTTGAATTCTATTAACATATTACGTCCAAATATGACAATTATTACAACTTAACAAGAATATATAATTCACTAACGACAATAAGGTTGTTAGGCCAAAATATAATAAATAAAATAATATGGCACAAATTCGTTCAAAACAAATTAAGGATTTCTTAAGCACAGTAAACTGGGCAGCTACATCTTCTTTTGAGATTGCAAACACATCTGACATCGCAAAGTACGTTGGTGATGAGATAGTTGCAGCTCAAACGGAATTAGACGCATCAATTGACTCTTTAGAAGTTGCTTTAGCTGGTGAAGTATCAGCTACAAACACAGACGTTTCTAGATTAGAAGGAGATTTATCTACTGAACAATCAAGAGCTGAAGGTGCTGAATCAACGTTACAATCTAACATTGATGCAGAAAATGCAAGAATCGACGCAATCTTATTAGCAGCTGATGCTGATAAAGATACATTCGTTGAGGTTGTTTCTTTAATCAATGCTGTTGATTTAGAAAATGATAACGCTTTAGGAGCGGTAATCGTTGACTTAAACAATGAGATCTCTGCAACTAACGCAGATTTCACAAGCATTAACTTAGCAATCTCTCAAGAGATCGCTGCAACAAACGCTGACTTTACAAGAGTTGAAGGAGAATTATCTGCAGAGATTGCAGCTACTAACTCTGACTTCACTTCTTTAGAGGCTAAGCATGACGCTGAAATGTCTGCTGAGGAATTAGCAAGAGAGCAAGCTGACACTGCATTACAATCTGCTTTAGACAATGAAATCGCATCTACTAATTCTGATGTTACTTCTATTGACTTAAGATTAGGAGAAGTATCTGGAGATTTAGTTGATGAAGTATCTGACTTAAGAGTTGAATTAGACGCTGAAGTTTTAGCTACTAATGGAGACGTTACAAGAATTGATTCTGCACTAGCTGCTGAAATCGCTTCTACTAACTCTGACTTTACAAGAGTTGAAGGAGAATTAGCTGCAGAAATTGCATCTACTAATTCTGACTTCGTAAGAGTTGAAGCTGCTTATGCTGCTGCTGACTCAACGTTACAAGCTAACATTGATGCAGAAAACGCAAGAATCGACGCAATCTTATTAGCTGCTGACGCTGACAAAGATACATTCGTTGAGGTTGTTTCTTTAATCAACGCTGTTGATACTGTAAATGATAACGCTTTAGCTGTAGTAATTTCTAACTTAAACGCTGAAATCGCTGCTACTGATTCTGATATCACTAGTATCAATTCTGCTTTATCTGCTGAAATCGCTGCTACTAACTCTGATGTTACTAGAATCGATACTGCTTTATCTGCTGAAATCGCTGCTACTAATTCTGATGTTATTTCTTTAGAAGGAGCTATCACTGCTGAATTTACTTCAATCGATACGAGAGTATCAGAGGTTGAAGCTGGTTTAGTTGATGAAATCGCTGCTACTAACGCAGACTTTACTTCATTAGAAGCTAAGCATGACGCTGAAATGGCTGCTGAGGAATTAGCAAGAGATCAAGCTGATTCTGATTTACAATCTCAGTTAAACGCTGAAATCGTTGCTACTAACGCTGACGTTACAAGAATTGATTCTGCACTAGCTGCTGAAATCGCTTCTACTGACGCTGAGCAATCAGTTCAAGACGGTAGATTAGATGTATTAGAAGCTGCTATCATCGAAGATGATCAAATGGCTACTGAAACATTCGCTGGAGCTGGATTAGTTTACAGTTTAGCACACCCTGTACAAGAAGACCAATCATCTTTAGTAGATGTATTTGTTAACGGACACAGAGTATTTGTTCAAACAGTTGCAGGACCACAGGTTACTTTATCTAACCCAGGTTATGTAATTGATGCACAAGACGAAGTAGTATTCGTTTACCAACACTAAGAAGAAAAATACGAAAGTATTAATTCATAGTTTTTAAATTAAGGGTCCTCTAACGGGGACCCTTTCTTTTTTTAATATATAGATATAATAAATAAAGTATAATTTATGAAAGTAGGAATTATAATATCCCTAACAAAGGAATATGAAAGCATGTGGATCAACGGCATTAAATTAAATGCGCTGAACCTATCTAAAATGTTAAACCAAATAGAAGGACTTGATGTTTATATTTTAGACGCAGCTAAGAATGTTTCTGATTTAACTAAAGTAAACTGGGATTATAATAAATATAAAATCGCAAAATTTACAGCGATGGAGAATGAGATAGACTTAATGTTTATGGTAGGTGCTTCTTTGCCTACAAGTAGGATATCTTTAATGAAAAGCAAAAATCCAAATTTAAAAGTAGTAAAATACCAATGTGGAAATAGTTATGTAGTTGACATGGAACGAGTAATGTTTGATACAATTACCGAGTCAATGGTTCCTTCATGGGATGGAGGCCACGACGAAACATGGGTAATACCTCAACAGGAATATCAAAACCTAGAATACTTTAAAACAATATACAGACAAGAGGATTCTCAGATAAAAACAGTTCCTTTCATATGGGACCCTGAGCCGCTTGATGAATTTAATAAATTACTAAAACGTGCCGGCAAATTGATTCCGGGATATATTCCAAAGGATGCTAAAGATAAAAAGTTATCTGTAATGGAACCAAATATAAATGTTGTTAAATATTCATTGATGACTATCATGATCGCTGAAAGAGTTTTTAGAGAATCCGGTAAAAACGCGTTTAAACAAATATACATAGGATCTGGCAAGAAATTACTAAAGAATAAATACTATTTATCGATGATTAAGAATTTCGACATAGTTAACTCTCCAGATAACAAAATAAAGTATGTTGGAAGGTACCCAGTATCGACGTTCTTAGCAAGTGAAACCGACATAGTCTTATCACACCAATGGGAAAACCCATTAAACTATGCATACTTAGACGCACTCTATTTTGGGTACCCTATAGTGCACAATGCAGACATGATAAAGGATGCAGGATATTATTATGAAGGATTTAATATATCACAAGGAGCCGATCAATTAAAATTGGCACTTGAGGAACATGACAATAACCTAGATCAATATAATGAAAACAGTAAAAAAGTATTAGACCGTTATTTGTCAACTAACGCGGATCTGGTAGATACATATAAAAAGTTAATAGATAATTTATTTAAACCAGGAACACATGAATTATCTTATAAATATAATTGGAAAACAAACCTATATAAATAATGAGCAATTTTAAAGAAATATTCGAATCACTAAACAAGATAAAAATATCTATAGTGATGCAAGTAAACCTAGAAAACTACGAAAATTCAAGAAAAGATCCTATTGGTAAATTTCACAGGGCAGTCGAAAGTTTTCAAAACCAAACATATAAAAACTGCGAACTTATTATAGTAGCAGATGGGTGTAATAAAACACATCAACTATTTAATAGATCACACAAGAACACACCAAATATAAAACTAATATATTTCGATAGAACAGACACTCCTCAAATGTACGAGGAAATAGAAGATAAAGGAAGATATTATAGAGGATTCGGTAGAAGACTAGGTGCAGCTGCAGCAACCGGCCACGTTGTAATGTATATGGATTCAGATGATTTTTTAATGCCAAACGCAACGATGACATCTCTTTTATATTTTAACGCAAACCCAGAAAAAGATTGGTGGATAAATACCTCATGGTTTGATCATGAGTCTGTTTCAACTGAGCTAGCTAATGGGAATGCTATATTAGATCCTTCAGAAACACCGGCAATTCAGATAGAAGGTTTACCAGAGGCATGGAAGCCAATTCAAGTAAAACCAGACAGACAGATAATGGCACCTTGGTTATTTATGCACAAATCTAATTTATCAACAAAATGGAGAGATATTATCTCTAAAGACACGTCAGAAGATGTAGACTTTTATACGAGATTGCAATCAGAATATCCTAATGGTATTGCGTATCAGGCACCTGTTTATGTAAGATGTCATCTAACTAATAAGTGGGACGTTTAACGATTCTTTAAACTATCCATAAATATAGAAGCACAGCTTTCTAAATACCCTTTCTTGGCATCAGTGTCGGAGAGGGTATACCATTTATAAGCCATAGATCCTTCAAACTGGTTAATAGTATTTTTAATAGATTCTATATTATTATTAATGTTAATAAATTGCTCATCGCTTAATTCCGGAATTTCAACATCCAGTTCCATAGCAACTTTCAACAACAATCCCCAATCGTATGTTTGGTTAGAAGTATTGAGATCTTCATAGCATTTTTTTAAAAATGTAGCTTCTCTTTCAGAGTAAGAATCATCTAATTTATCCGGATGGCATAATACTGCTATCTTTCTAAAAAGCTTTTTAAAGAGCTTGTCTTCAAATTTTACAACAAGTTCTTCATCAATTTTTTTAATAGGAGGTGCTCCTTCTGGTGGAGTGAGAGCTGTTAGTGCAACCTCATTATGATCGTGCATCGCGTCCCTAAACATACCTTCCGCATCACTAGAAATAGTTTTTACGTCATCTAATGTTTCTCTAAAATATATGTAATCTCTAACTATCTTCTTAGTAATACTATTCATTATACTATTTATCATAATTATATTACCATATTATGGCAGTATATAGACATTACGTCCTTTTAATCATGATATATAGAATTGATAAATTAGGTTAAACAGCCTCTTTTAAATTATAAAAAAATAAAAAAAATTAAAAATCTATGTCACAATTAAAAATTAAGCAAATCGAAGGCTTACAGACAAAGTTAGAGTCTATCGATTCTCAACTGGCATCAGGATCTTTAAAATCAAGTTACGAACAAGCTGCTCATGGTTTTGCAGCAGGGAATGTTATTGCATTCTTTAACGGTTCTTGGGTTTTAGCAGATTCTAAAACTGCCGACAAATTGGGAAGATTAGTAGTTGAAGAAGCTACTGATGATTCTAATTTTATTGCAGTACAAATTGGTAACATTGAAGTATCAACTTGGAATTTAACTCCAGGTACTTTTTACGTAGTTGATGAATCTGATTCAGGTTCTATCTCAGCGTTTGTGAATGCTTCTGATCCAGTGTATGCATACAGCAATCCAGTTTTACAAGCGATTTCAGCAACAAAAGCACAAGTATTACCATGGAGACCAAGTTTAGGTCCAACTCAGGTAGCACAAGGTACTGAATACACACAGGCTGATTTAGCACCTCTTGCATCTAACGGAGATGAATCAGCAACAGGTATTACATTAGACTATACTCCTTTCGCAGATTCAACTGTACAGGTTTATATTAACGGTGTAGCTGTTACTGAAACTTACGGAGAAAAAACAGGAGATGTATATTTCTCTAACAACGCAGGTATCACTGCCAAATCTGTTGCAGATTTAGAAGCTGGTGATGAACTGTTTTGGAATTCAAATTTCGCAGGATATGAAATCGGAGGAGGAGATCTTTTCGATATAGTATACGAGAAAAACTCATTAGACTAATAAAAACAAAAACAAAAATAAAGTAAATTAAACTATGGCATATTCAGCATATATTTCTACCGCAGGTCCCCAGGGAGATCAAGGATCCGGATATCAAGGAGCGCAAGGAGATCAAGGTCTTCAAGGAGATCAAGGTATTGATGGGGTTCAAGGCTTTCAAGGAGATCAAGGTCTTCAAGGAGATCAAGGTTTTAAAGGAGATACCGGTGAACAAGGTATTCAAGGTGTTCAAGGAGAACAGGGTTTCCAAGGAGACACTGGTATTCAAGGAGAAACTGGTCTTAAAGGAGATCAAGGAGAACAAGGTATTCAAGGTTTCCAAGGGGAACAAGGAGATCAAGGAGTAGATGGTCTTAAAGGAGATCAAGGAGTAGATGGTCTTAAAGGAGATCAAGGAGAACAGGGTATTCAAGGTATTCAAGGAGAACAGGGTTTCCAAGGAGACAATGGTATTCAAGGTATTCAAGGAGAAACTGGTCTTAAAGGAGATACAGGAGAACAGGGTATTCAAGGTATTCAAGGAGAACAAGGTTTCCAAGGAGACAATGGTATTCAAGGTATTCAAGGAGAAACTGGTCTTAAAGGAGATACAGGAGATCAGGGTTTCAAAGGAGACGATGGTATTCAAGGTATTCAAGGAGATCAAGGTTTCAAAGGAGACGATGGTATTCAAGGTATTCAAGGAGATCAAGGATTCAAAGGAGATACTGGAGAACAGGGTATTCAAGGAGAAACTGGTCTTAAAGGAGATACAGGAGAACAAGGTATTCAAGGTTTCCAAGGGGAACAAGGAGTTATCGGAGTTCAAGGTACTAAAGGAGACGATGGTATTCAAGGTATTCAAGGAGAACAAGGTATTCAAGGAGAACAAGGTTTCCAAGGAGACAATGGTATTCAAGGAGAAACTGGTCTTAAAGGAGACGATGGTATTCAAGGTATTCAAGGAGAACAAGGTTTCCAAGGAGACAATGGTATTCAAGGTATTCAAGGAGAACAAGGTATTCAAGGAGAACAAGGTTTCCAAGGAGACAATGGTATTCAAGGTATTCAAGGAGAAACTGGTCTTAAAGGAGATACAGGAGAACAAGGAGTTATCGGAGTTCAAGGTACTGTAGGTACTAAAGGAGACGATGGTATTCAAGGTATTCAAGGAGAACAAGGTATTCAAGGAGATCAAGGTTTCAAAGGAGACGATGGTATTCAAGGTATTCAAGGAGATACTGGTTTAAAAGGAGATACTGGAGAACAAGGAGTTATCGGAGTTCAAGGTACTGTAGGTACTAAAGGAGATCAAGGATTCAAAGGAGACGATGGTATTCAAGGTATTCAAGGAGAACAAGGAGTTATCGGAGTTCAGGGTACTAAAGGAGACGATGGTATTCAAGGTATTCAAGGAGAACAAGGAGTTATCGGAGTTCAGGGTACTAAAGGAGACGATGGTATTCAAGGAGAACAAGGAGTTATAGGAGTTCAAGGTACTAAAGGAGACGATGGTATTCAAGGTATTCAAGGAGAAACTGGTCTTAAAGGAGATCAAGGATTCAAAGGAGATACAGGTCTTAAAGGAGATACAGGAGAACAAGGTATTCAAGGAGTTCAAGGTACTAAAGGAGACGATGGTATTCAAGGAGTTCAAGGTACTAAAGGAGACGATGGTATTCAAGGTTTAAAAGGAGATCAAGGTTTCAAAGGAGATACTGGAGAGCAAGGTATTCAAGGTTTCCAAGGGGAACAAGGAGTTATCGGAGTTCAAGGTACTAAAGGAGACGATGGTATTCAAGGTATTAAAGGAGACGATGGTATTCAAGGTATTCAAGGAGATACTGGTCTTAAAGGAGATACAGGAGAACAGGGTATTCAAGGAGAACAGGGTATTCAAGGAGATACAGGTTTAAAAGGAGACGATGGTATTCAAGGTATTCAAGGAGAACAAGGAGTTATCGGAGTTCAGGGTACTAAAGGAGACGATGGTATTCAAGGAGTTCAAGGTACTAAAGGAGACGATGGTATTCAAGGAGTTCAAGGTACTAAAGGAGACGATGGTATTCAAGGTATTAAAGGAGATCAAGGTTTCAAAGGAGATACTGGAGCTAAAGGAGATACTGGTTTAAAAGGAGATCAAGGATTCAAAGGAGACAATGGTATTCAAGGTTTAAAAGGAGATCAAGGTTTCAAAGGAGATACTGGTTTAAAAGGAGATCAAGGATTCAAAGGAGATACTGGAGAACAAGGAGTTATCGGAGTTCAAGGTACTAAAGGAGACGATGGTATTCAAGGTATTAAAGGAGATCAAGGTTTCAAAGGAGATACTGGAGCTAAAGGAGATCAAGGATTCAAAGGAGATACTGGAGAACAAGGAGTTATCGGAGTTCAGGGTACTAAAGGAGACGATGGTATTCAAGGTATTAAAGGAGACGATGGTATTCAAGGTATTAAAGGAGATCAAGGATTCAAAGGAGACGATGGTATTCAAGGTATTCAAGGTATTAAAGGAGATCAAGGTTTCAAAGGAGATACTGGAGCTAAAGGAGATCAAGGTTTCAAAGGAGACGATGGTATTCAAGGAGTTCAAGGTACTAAAGGAGATCAAGGAGAAACTGGTGCATTTGATGGAGATTCAATAACAATCGCCAATGATAAAGCTATTTATTTTAACGATGTTAATGGTAACCCAACAGCAAGAATTGAAAGAGACGCAAATGGAGACATTACATTCTCATTCGATTAATTGGAATAAATAAAACAGGAGTAACTAAAAAATAATAAAAACAAAGATATGGCATTTAATAAAATAGCGATAAAACTAGTACAATCTACCGGAGAATTCCAGGCTCAGATCGATGAAACTTCGAACAGAGCAGGTATCGACCAAGGTTCAGCTATCGTCTATACGCCGTCTTACCTAGAAGAGTTAAACACATTCCCTGCGGGGAATGTGTTAACTATTAGGAGTACTGATTCCGCAATTATAGCGGGTGGTACTTTTGATGGTGGTGGAAACTTTAAAGCTGATTCAACAATCGGTGGTAATCTAGTGATAAGACCTGGTAATTTTATTCCGGGTAATTTTCTTTCTTTAAAAGGAGCAAAAGGAAATACGGGTGATGAAGGTTTTCGTGGAGATAAAGGTTCTCTTGGAAATACTGGATTAGTAGGAGATACTGGTAGTGAAGGATCACGTGGTAGTAAAGGATTAGTAGGAGATATTGGTATTTCAGGTACTACTGGAGCTAAAGGTGAAAGAGGATTCCAAGGAACTCAAGGTATTGTTGGAAATCAAGGTGAAAGAGGATTCCAAGGAAATCAAGGAACTAAAGGTACTCAAGGTACTAAGGGTTTAACAGGTGCAGATGGTGCCAGAGGATTCCAAGGATCTGTCGGAAACAAAGGAGTTACTGGACCTATTGGAGTTCAGGGAAATCAAGGGGTTACCGGTTATAAAGGTGATCAAGGTTCTGATGGGGTAATCGGAGATCAAGGTTTTAAAGGTTCAACTGGAGCAACAGGTTATAAAGGACTTGATGGAAACAGAGGAGCACAAGGAGACGTTGGATTTACAGGACCTCAAGGAGCAAAAGGAAATAATGGTTCAAATGGAGCCAGAGGATTCCAAGGAGACAAAGGAATTAAAGGAACAACAGGTATTAACGGACCCGTAGGAGACAGAGGTTTTCAAGGAAATCAAGGAACTCAAGGAGACGCTGGTATTAATAAAGTAATAGGAACACAAGGATCTACTGGAGCAACTGGTTATCAAGGATCTACTGGAGCCGATGGTATCATTGGTGAAAGAGGTTTTAAAGGATCAAAAGGAGCTAAAGGTTTAAAAGGATCTACTGGAGCACAGGGTAATACTGGTTCAAGAGGTTTTCAAGGAAACCAAGGTGTTATTGGAAATGTTGGTCTTAAAGGAGATCAAGGTTTCAAAGGAAACCAAGGAGCTAAAGGTTTAAAAGGATCTACTGGAGCACAGGGTAATACTGGTTCAAGAGGATTCCAAGGAAATCAAGGTATTATTGGAAATGTTGGTCTTAAAGGAGATCAAGGTTTCAAAGGAAATCAAGGAGCTAAAGGTTTAACAGGACCTCTTGGAGCACAAGGAGCAAAAGGTTATACAGGACCTCAAGGAGCAATTGGAGATAAAGGATCAACAGGAGCAATTGGAGTTCAAGGAAACACTGGAGTAACAGGAGCACAGGGATCTGTTGGAGCAGTTGGACCACAAGGTTCAAAAGGAGTTCAAGGAGATGCTGGTGAAAGAGGACATCAAGGATCTAGTGGACCAAGAGGATTCCAAGGATCTAAAGGTACTACTGGTGCAAAAGGATATACTGGAGTAACAGGATCACAAGGTAATCAAGGAGCAACTGGAGACAGAGGAACACAAGGAGACACTGGATATATTGCCCCAAGTGCAACTAAAGGAGATAAAGGATTTATTGGAGTTCAAGGAAATACCGGAGCAACTGGTAATTTAGGACCAACTGGAAAGATTGGATTTCAAGGAAATACCGGAGCACAGGGAACTGCTGCACCAAGAGGATTCCAAGGATTCCAAGGAACAAACGGATTCCAAGGTCTTAAAGGATCTACTGCAGCAACTGGTGACAGAGGATTCCAAGGAATTAAAGGTAATCAAGGAGCAACCGGAGCTACTGGAAACAAAGGTTTTCAAGGAGTAATTGGAAGTACTGGAACTATTAGAGGACCTCAAGGAAATACTGGACCTCAAGGAGCCCAAGGAACAAAAGGTTTTCAAGGAGCAAAAGGAGTTCAGGGAATAACTGGACCAAAGGGTAATCAAGGAGCAACTGGAGCAAAAGGAACTAAAGGACCTCAAGGAGCAACTGGACCAAAAGGATATATCGGATATATCGGACCTAAAGGAGCAACTGGACCTACTGGAGATCTTGGACCACAAGGAATTAGAGGATTCCAAGGAGCAAAAGGAGATACAGGTTTTAAAGGATCTACTGGACCAAGAGGACCACAGGGAGCTACTGGTAATAAAGGACTAACTGGACCACAGGGAACTGCGGCTGCAAGAGGAACTCAAGGAGTACAGGGTTATACAGGACCAACTGGAGCACAAGGTTATGGTGGTGCACCAGGTCACAGAGGATTCCAAGGAGCAACAGGACCAAAAGGATATACTGGACCAATAGGACCACAGGGAGGAAGAGGACCACAAGGTTCAACCGGACTTAAAGGTTTTATTGGACTTGCAGGTACTGTAAGAGGAGCTCAAGGAAACCAAGGAGCACAAGGAGCTCAAGGATATACAGGACCTCAAGGAGTAAAGGGTACCACTGGATCAGTAGGAGCACGTGGAGTACAAGGTTATATAGGACCTAATGGTAGTACAGGACCAAGAGGAGTTCAAGGATATAAAGGAATATCAGGATCACAAGGATCTACAGGATTAAAAGGACCAAACGGAGCACAAGGACCTAAAGGATATACTGGAGCATCAGGATCACCTGCATCTCGAGGACCTCAAGGTTATCAAGGAGCCACAGGTGGTTCTGGTACCGGAGTAAGAGGACCACAAGGAATTCAAGGTATTTCTGCTGCAAATTCTGGATATAACGGAACTGTTTTAGCAGCAGGAGGAGCACGTACTATTGTAAACGGTGTAAATATCGGATAACAATATAAAACAAATAAAAATATAAAAATAATAACATGGCAAAATTTATCTTAGGTACTACGTTAGACAGTAATCTTGTATTACACAGTGGTAACCTTAATAGCACGAATTTTCCTCAGCTTATTGGACCAAACGGTGAATTGGGATCTCAAGGATCCCAAGGATCTGTTGGATCCGACGGTAGTGTCGGTCATCAAGGTGATACAGGTAATCAAGGTTTCGTTGGAACTGATGGTTATCAAGGTATTCAAGGTGATCAAGGATCTACTGGTAGTAAAGGTAATCAAGGATCAAATGGTCTTCAAGGTTTTACCGGTGCAACTGGAATTAGAGGAGAAAAAGGAATAACAGGTATATTAGGTCCTAATGGTTCTAATGGGTATCAAGGACAAGTCGGCGATCAAGGTTCTATTGGACTTCAAGGATTCCAAGGAGCTACTGGAGCACAGGGTGTAAAAGGAATTAACGGAGAAAGAGGTTTTCAAGGAAGTCAAGGTTCTCTCGGTATTAAAGGTACACAAGGTACACAAGGAGATACTGGAGAAAGAGGATTCCAAGGAGCTAAAGGAGCAACATCAGTTAAAGGAAATAAAGGATCGCAAGGTTCAACCGGTTTAAAAGGATTTACCGGAGTTAATGGAGCACAGGGATCTAAAGGATCTACTGGTTTTGAAGGATTACCTGGAACTAATGGAGTTAAAGGATCTCAGGGATCTAAAGGTTCAACAGGACAAAAAGGATTTAAAGGAGCAACTGCTTCGGATTCTTTACCAGGAGATCCTGGTGAAAGAGGATTTCAAGGTCTTTCAGGAGATAAAGGAAGTACTGGATCTCAAGGAACACAAGGATCTACTGGAGCAACAGGTTTTCAAGGAGTAACAGGAGCTAAAGGTTCTACAGGATATGTTGGTATTAAAGGAATTAACGGACTTAAAGGAGATACTGGGGCTAAAGGAAATCAAGGAACTAAGGGTAATACTGGAGCAACAGGTTTTCAAGGAGCAACAGGAGCTAAAGGTTCTACTGGATATGTTGGTATTAAAGGAATTAACGGCCTTAAAGGAGATACTGGAGCTAAAGGAAATCAAGGAACTAAAGGTAATACTGGAGCAACTGGTTATCAAGGATTAACTGGTGGATCTGGTGGAAGAGGACCACAAGGACCAACGGGACCAAAGGGATTCCAAGGAGTTACTGGAGCACAAGGTGCTAAAGGAGCTACAGGATTTACCGGTTTCAAAGGAGATACTGGTTATAGAGGAGTTGTTGGTTCAACAGGATTTGAAGGATTAAAAGGAAATCAAGGAGCACAGGGATCAACTGGACCTCAGGGTACTATAGGAAACACTGGAGAACTTGGTGAAAGAGGATTCCAAGGAGCAATAGGAGCTAAAGGAGCTACTGGTAATAAAGGTTCTCAAGGAGCAAAAGGAGCTCAGGGACCTCAGGGATCTCAAAGACCTAAAGGAGCACAAGGAGCACAAGGAGCAAAAGGAGCTACCGGTTATAAAGGATTAACAGGAGTACAAGGAGTACAAGGAGCAAAAGGAGCTACTGGTTTTAAAGGATTAACAGGAACAACATCTAATGTTGGTAACACAGGTCCTCAAGGACCAACGGGACCTCAAGGATTTACTAATGTAAAAGGAGCACAAGGAGCACAAGGAGTTAAAGGTTCAACAGGACCTACTGGATTTACAGGAGCACAGGGCGCAACCGGAGCAAAAGGTTATACTGGACTTGTTGGAGCTAAAGGAGTAACTGGAGGAACTGGAGCCGTTGGAAATCAAGGACCAACGGGACCAACTGGTTATCCTGGAGTTAATGGTTCACAAGGATCTACCGGAGCAACAGGTTATACTGGATTTATTGGTAAAACAGGAGTTAACGGATCACAAGGAAATCAAGGAGCACAGGGAGTAACTGGTTATACTGGATTTAAAGGAGCAACTGGATTAACAGGAGTACAGGGAAATACTGGAGCTAAAGGAAATCAAGGAGCACAGGGATCAACTGGATCACAGGGAGCAACTGGAGCAAAAGGTTATACTGGATTTATTGGTAAAAAAGGTATTACTGGAACTACTTCAGCAGTGGGAGACAGAGGACCACAAGGAGCCACTGGAGACAGAGGAATAACAGGATTCCAAGGTACACAAGGAGCACAAGGTAATACTGGACCAAGAGGATATCAAGGAGGAACTGGAGCAACCGGAGGTGGAGGTTATAAAGGACCAACGGGTCCACAAGGAGCACAAGGTTATAAAGGACCACAGGGAGCTAAAGGTTCAACAGGACCAACGGGGTCAAGAGGACCACAAGGTAGTAATGGACCAACAGGATATAAAGGATCAACCCCACCAACAGGACCAAGAGGATTTCAAGGATATACAGGAATACCAGGATCTCAAGGTTCAAGAGGATTTCAAGGACAGGCTGCATCTCCAGGATCTACAGGATATCAAGGTTTAGTAGGATCAACAGGACCAAGAGGAGCTCAAGGATCTTCTGGAGGATCTGGATCAACAGGAGCAAGAGGAGCAACTGGAAATAATGGACCAACTAACTTTGGACCTCAGGGTAAAATCGGTTATGCTGGGTGGCCTGGAACTGGACCTACTGGTAATGGTTTTAATGGATTTTTCACAGATGATAATGGTACCCCATTTACTGTAACAAACGGATTCATAGTATAATCAATAAGTTAATTATATATAAAAAAAGAATAAAAATAACATGGCAAAATTAAATACAGGATCACTTGTAGGGGGAGAAACTCCCCTACATACTGGTAACTTTGATGCTAATAACTATCCTGAATTGAAAGGAGACCAGGGAGACCAAGGTATTGTTGGAGCTCAAGGTTTTCAAGGAGATCAAGGTTTTCAAGGTATTGAAGGTTCTCAAGGTTCTCAAGGAGATAGAGGTTTTCAAGGAGATAAAGGAGTTCAAGGATCTGCGGGTTTAGAACCTGTTGGAGATACTGGTTTCAGAGGTTTTCAAGGAGACAGTCCACAAGGACATCAAGGTTATGAAGGTAATATAGGTTTTCAAGGAGATCGAGGTTTTCAAGGAAATAAAGGTACTGCTGATCAAGGTTTTAGAGGATTCCAAGGAACAGTTGGAGATTCACCAGAAGGACCAGAAGGTTTTAGAGGAAATCAAGGAACAGTTGGAGATGCAGGTAAAATAACTAATGGTCTTAAAGGACTAAAAGGAGATCAAGGTTCAACCGGATCACAGGGTAATGTAATTACAGCTTACGTTGGTGATATTGGACCTGATGGACCAAGAGGGTTTCAGGGAGATCAATTAACAGGAGCAACTGGTTTCAGAGGTTTTCAAGGAGATCAAGGTACTACGGGGTTAAACCCTGGTGGAGCAACTGGTTTTGTTGGACATGTAGGATTTCAAGGTTCTGCAGGTACAAATCAAAAAGGACATAAAGGTTCACAGGGTGCAACTGGATTAAAAGGAGCACAGGGTTCAACTCAAACTGCACAAGTAGGACAAACTGGAGACAGAGGTTTTCAAGGAGACGTTGGAAATAGTCCAAAAGGTTTTCAAGGAGCTGAAGGTTATCCTGGTTTTAAAGGAGCACAAGGAGCAAATCCAGTTGGAGACAAAGGATTGAACGGAGACAGAGGTTTTCAAGGAGACGTTGGAAATAGTCCAAAAGGTTTTCAAGGAGCTGAAGGTTATCCTGGTTTTAAAGGAGCACAAGGAGCAAATCCAGTTGGAGACAAAGGATTAAACGGAGAAAGAGGTTTTCAAGGAAATACTGGAAGTACACCAGCTGCTCAAACAGGAGATCCTGGACCAAGAGGTTTTCAAGGAGCTATTGGTAATTCACCAACAGGACCAAGAGGGTTTCAAGGAGTACAGGGTATTAGAGGATCTCAAGGAAGTACTAATAGAGGATTCCAAGGAGATAAAGGAGTAAACGGACCAACAGGATATACAGGACCAAGTCCAAAGGGATATACTGGTCTTAAAGGATCTCAAGGAGCAATTGGTAATATCGGAGCAAGTCCAAAAGGACACATAGGACCAAACGGACCAACAGGATATACAGGACCAACAGGACCTGCATATAACGCACTTATCGGTGATGCTGGAAATACGGGACCAAGAGGTTTTCAAGGAGCTAGACCAACTTCGCCAACAGGACCAACAGGACCAAGAGGATTCCAAGGAATTAGAGGAGCAATGCCAAAGGGGTATACTGGATTTATTGGAAGTACTGGACCAAGAGGAGTTCAAGGATCTTCACCAACAGGAGCAACCGGTTTCAAAGGAATTAATGGAGAAAGAGGTTTCCAAGGAGCAAATCCAACAGGATTTAGAGGAGTTCAAGGAGCTCAAGGAGTTCAAGGATATAAAGGAGCTCAGCCAAAAGGATTTATTGGACTAACAGGACCAAGAGGATTCCAAGGAGATAAAGGAGCACAGCCCGGAGGATCAAGAGGACCACAAGGAGCACAGGGTACTCAAGGAGATAAAGGAGCACAACCAACCGGAAGCACTGGACCAAGAGGACCACAAGGAAATCAAGGCGCACGTCCAACATCACATAAAGGAGTTACAGGTTATAAAGGACTAACCGGTAACACCGGCCCAACTGGAGATTCTTTAACTGGACATAGAGGACCACAAGGAGCCCAAGGAACTCAGGGTTCTAAAGGAGCAATGCCTAAGGGATATCAAGGTAAAGTTGGTACTAAGGGACCTCAAGGTCTTAAAGGATCACAACCCGGAGGAGCAAAAGGATATACTGGACCTCAAGGAGCACAAGGTAATGGTGGAGCAAGTCCAAAAGGAGTTCAAGGATATACAGGACCTCAGGGATTAAGAGGAACCACCGGAACTACTATTACAGGTTGGACAGGAAATAAAGGACCTACTGGTTATAAAGGACCAACTGGAACAGTTCGAGGAGTTCAAGGAAACACTGGTAGCAGTCTAGGAGTTGGACTTAAAGGATCTCAGGGATATCAACAAGTAGGACCTCAAGGTTATAAAGGACTTACTGGAAATGGAGGACCAAGAGGATTCCAAGGAGCAAAAGGTAATACTGGAACAAAAGGAAATGGCGGAAATGGAGGACCAACAGGATCAAATGGACCACAAGGTTATAAAGGGCCTACAGGAGCAACTGGAGCAAATGGACCTCAGGGTGTACGAGGTTATGGAGGACATCCAGGAACTAACGGAACAATTAGTGCTATTAGTGAAACCATTTACTTCGGTACGGGACACAATGTCACATTCGTTGATGGATTAGTTACAGCAACCGGAGGTGGTGGTGGAAAAGGCGGTGGTCTATCGTCCCCACCTATATAGGCGGTGGTATATCGCCCGGCTTTATATAATTAAAATAACACACTTATTATTAAAAAGGATCCCAGTGGGATCCTTTTTTTTGTAATATATAAACAAATCAAACATTTAATGTATAATTATTAAAATTTAAAGTAATGCACGAAACTAATTTAAACAATGTAAAATTAAACATTGATTCTGTTAAAAAAGCCACCGATGGATATTGGTACGTAAGAGGATGGGTAGGTTCAATAACTAAAGATACTATAGTAACTGACGTTCTATTAGATGGAAAATCCTTGAATATTTCATGGGAAAAGAGATCAGATGTTTCTTCTTTTTATAAAGGAACAATTCCGGAAAATGTAGGATTTAATATAATGATGCTACACGAAGATATTACGAAAAAACTATGGATTAGTTTAAATGATGCAGCGCCAGTTGAACTTATTTCTTTAGCAAAATGGCCAGCTTCTTCATCTGGATTTAATAAAACAGATAAAGATGTTATTGTTGTTGATAATTTCTATGCAGATCCTGACTTAGTCAGAAAATATGCTATGAACAATTTAGAGTTTTTACCTTCTAAATATCACAAAGGACAAAGATCTCAATCTAGATATATTATAGATGGCACTAAGGAAAAACTTGAAGAAGTACTAGGTAGAAAGATAACAAACTGGAATGATGGTGGATATGCGAATGGAGTGTTTCAGTTCTGTACTGCAGATCAACCTATAGTATACCATGTAGATAGTCAAATGTATGCTGCAATGGTTTACTTAACCCCAGACGCACCTCCACAAACAGGAACTGCAATGTATCGAAGTAAAGTTACAGGAATTTCATCGTTTCCAGGTCAAGAATCTAGAATGGGAGATGAATATTTAAATACATTCAGAGGTACTAATAAAGAAATGAATTTCTACGATGGAACTCAATTTGAAAAGATTGATGATATTGGAAATGTATATAATAGACTAGTAATATTTAACTCATCACAATTACACGCAGCGACCGAATACTTTGGAGATGCAATTGATAATGCAAGATTTTTCCACATGTTCTTCTTTGACATTGAACAATAAAACCACATTAAATGAAAATTAACGTAATCACAAGATGTACTAGAACATCTAATTTATTAAAAATACAACCAACGGTATTCGACACTTCTAAAACAAGAGGAGTAGAAATACATTGGCATGTTATATTTGATACAAGGGCATTAAAGGATATTGATGCAAATATTTTATCTGAATTAGATCAAGCAAACACAACAATTCATTTTATTAAAGGACAGTTAGGCGGTATGATGTACCCTGAAACAACTGATTTAATAAAAAGCCTAAAACATTCTTGGTTTTATTTACTAGATGACGACAATATAATGCACCCTGAATTTTATCAAAGAGTTGAGGACTTTGCAACGCTACCTATAAATTATGAAAAGAAAATTATAATGGTTGGCCAGTCAGTAGATGGTAAAGATTTTACCGGATTAAAATATAGAGAAGCTACTCCAGAATCTACCGGTTTCAGAAAAACAGACATAGCTCAAATATTATTTAGATCAGAGCTTTTTGAAAAATATGGTTTCACGGCAGATTATGCAGCTGATGGTTTCTTTATCGAGGAAGTATATAAGAAACACCCAGATACATTTGTTTGGATTAATGAAATTCTTTCATATTACAATCAACTAGAAAAAGTATCAACACCTAAACTACCTAGAATTTTATACATAGGCCCTGGAGAACCAGTAATAAAAACCACTAAAGTGCTCGATTACGAGGATGACAACTTAGAGGTTAAATATACAAAGGATGATACTGATATTAGAAAAAAAATATCCAGTTTTAAACCAGATGCAATAGTAACTCGAGGAAAGAGTTCTTCTGATTTTAAATATCTATCAAAACTACCTCTTCAATTTAGGAGAAAATGGATCAATATTGATAATGACGAAGATTTTAAAAACATAGGAGACATTGCGTATAACGTTTCTGAAAATGCAATGTTAGATCCGACAAACATGGACGATCATAGCATGATATCTTTTACAACTCCAATATATAACACAGGTGAAAAGTTAATAAACACCTATAACTCAGTTGCTGCTCAAACTTATGATAATTGGGAATGGGTATTAATGAACGATTCAACTGACGGTGGTAAAACACTTAAGATTGCAGAGCAGATTGCAGCAAATGATCCTAGAGTTAAGCTATACGATTTTAGAGAAAAATCAGGTGGGATTATCGGAGAGGTCAAGTGGAGAGCAAATGCAATGGCTAGAGGATATATTATCGCAGAACTAGATCACGATGATTTACTCGCAGTAACATGTGCACAGGATTTACATAACGCCGCACAAAAACACCCAGAGTGTGGATTCTTTTATGGAGATACTGCTGAAGTAAATGAACAATGGCAAAATCAAAAATATGGCCCTGGTTTTGCATTAGGATATGGTAACTATCGAGAAGAAGAATATCAAGGTAGAATGTTAAGCCCTGCTAATCAGCAAAATATTAACCCAAAAACAATTAGACATATTGTTGGAGTTCCTAATCACATTAGAGCGTGGAGAAGATCTACATACTTTGCAATTGGAGGACACAATAGAAGTTTAACAGTTGTTGATGATTACGAATTAATTATTAGAACATTCTTAAACACTATTATGTGTAAGATACCTAAGTTAAGCTATATTCAATTTTTATATAGTAATCAAGGTCATAGAAATACACATGATCTATCTAGAGCAGATATACAAAGAAGAACACGCACTATCGCATCTAGATATAACGAACAAATTAAAGAAAGATTTGAAGAACTTGGACAACATGATTGGGCTTATGCAGAAAATCCAGATTGGCCTATTAACACAAAATCCAGATTCGGAAAAGAAGAAGGAGCAGTAAATATAACATATACAGATAATGAATAACTTTTTTAAACCACAAGAAAACGAGGCTCAACAGTACTATTGGTTTGATCAGGGGTTTACACCTCAAGAATTAAAGGTGATTGAAGATGGAGTTTCTAATATTCCATATAATAGAGCAGTAACAGCTTCTGGAGACAGTTCTGCAGATAGAAAATCAAATATCAAATGGATTCCACAATCTGAAGAATGGAAATGGCTATATCAAAAATTAATAAACATGTCAAGTGAAGCAAATAACCAACTGTGGAATTTTGATTTACATTCGGCTCCTGAATTAATACAGTATACTGAATATGAAGCTACTGAGTTTGGTAAATATGATTGGCACCAAGATGTTGGAGATCATGATATGTCTATTAGAAAAGTATCTATAACCGTTCAATTATCAGATAGTGAAGAATATGAAGGAGGAGACTTATGCTTTTGGCAAGGAGGAGAATCCTTAGATAAAAATAACTTAATAGCACCTAGAGGAAAAGGAAATGTTGTTTTATTTCCTAGCTACTTGGTACACTCTGTTAAACCAGTTACAAAAGGAACTAGAAAATCATTTGTTCTTTGGTTAGGTGGAGGTCACTATAAATAACAAATTATGGGATATCCAAATATGAATTGCATGCACATCACCCTATATGTTCACCATATGGAAGTAGATGCTTTATTTGATTTTATCAATGAAAGAACTGATAAATTACCAGAATACTGGATTAATCCTAAAGATCTTCCTGAAACTATATCTGGAGGATTTTTAGAGATAAATGTCAATTATGAAGTATATACTCGAATAAGAGGTACTAAGGAACACTCAACCTGGATGGAATTGTAAACTTTTTTGTCTTTTCATATATAATAAGTATATGGCAAAGAAAAAAACACAAAGAACTATTACAGTAAAATCTCCAAAGATTGGAGAGAAATACTACTTTAGTTTTGCAGGTTCTACATTATTTGGAATTCTAACTAAAGAATCTAAAAGTTTATCAAAACATTATAATGAAAAATGGTATACAATGGAATCAGATGGTACTAAATATCCTATAAGTATTAGAGAAATAGCATTAACCCGTAATGAATTAAGAAATGTATAGCGCTAGCGAATTAAAAAGCATGTTGTTTATTGATATAGAGACGACAGCTCAGCATAAAACCTTAAATGATTTAAAAAGTTCTAATAAAGGACTACATGATTTATGGCTTCAAAAGGCAGATCAAATTAAATCATATGAGAATCAAAAGTCAGATTTAAGCGACGAAGATTTCTATCAATCAAACGCATCTTTACATCCAGAGTTTGGAAAAATAGTTACAATATCAATTGGTCAAATTCAGTTCGATGAAATTGGAATGCCACAACACTCTAAAATAAAATCATATTATGGAGATGATGAGTATACCATACTCTCTGATTTTAATCAAACACTAGGCGCCGTATTTAATAAAAACGGAAATGTTCAATTAACAGGGCATAATATTAAAAAGTTTGATGCTCCGTGGATTATTAAAAGATGTTTAATAAATGGAATTACACCTACTGCTAAATTGCATCTTCAAAAACAAAAACCATGGGAAAACTGTCTATTAGATACTCTTGAGGTTTGGAAATTTGGAGGATATAATGGAGCATCACTAGGAATTTTATGTAATGTTCTTGGAATTCCAACACCTAAAGATGACATATCAGGATCTGACGTTAATAGAGTTTATTGGGAAGGTGGTTTAGAAAGAATAAAGGATTACTGTGAAAAGGATGTTTTAGCAACTATGAATGTTATGCTAAAAATGTCAAGCATGGAACTTATTTAAAAATAATTAAAAGTTTTTTCACCAGGATTTTTTTATATCAAATAAAAGGTTTATATTTACATATAACAAATAAAGAAACAATATGGACAATTTTGAATTTGAACAAGAATTTAACGAGGAATCTGAAAACAATGGAATATTGATCGAAGATCAAGAACACCTGGATAACCTCAAGGACCGCCTTGCACGTGCGAACTACGAAGCTATAGTTAAACATGGAATTGATACGGATAAAACTCGTGATCCCGATATGATCAGGCACATTATAGAAGAGACTATGTTTTACTTTGAAGAGATTGAAGAGTACGAAAAGTGCGCAGATCTTAAAGAACAGATTCAATTCTTTAAATAAGATATATAATACATGGAAGATAATATACATATCGCTAGAATTGCAACAGCTTTAGAGAAAATAGCTCAATTGATGCAGAACTCTGAAAAGAGAGAAATCAATATGAAAAAGAATGAGATTAAAGAATCTAATAAAAGTAATAAAGCTGCAAAGAATTCAAGACAAACAAGACAGATTCCACCTAAAGAATCCAAATAATGGATTACTATAAGATCCTGGGGCTCGAGCCCGCTGCTAGTCAGGAGGATATTAAGAAGGCATATAGAGGTCTTGTTAAAGTCCACCACCCTGATATTGGAGGATCTGAAGATAAATTTAAAAAGATTTCACAAGCATACGAAACATTGAGCGATTCCCAAAAGAAAAAGGAATATGATCTCAAAAATTCTTTTAGTTCAGGTGGATTCGACAATTTCTTTAATCAATTCGGTGGAGATTTCTCTAATATGTTTGATAACGCATTTAACCAAAATGCAAGAGGATCAGACGTTACAATTAGAATTAGACTAACTTTAGAAGAAGTTTACCACGGAACAACTAAAAGAATAGATACAACACACTCTGCATTTAATGTTAATATACCGAAAGGAATTCATGAAGGAGCTAAGCTTAAATTAAAAGGAAAGGGACTTCCACATCCTGCTAATTCTTCGGCGCCAAATGGTGATGTTATATTAATAATGAATATCATGCCAGATCCTGAGATGATAGTAACTAATGGAGATATTTGGATGGATTACAATCTACCCTTTTATGATATTTTATTAGGTGGCGAATTTGAAGTTACCACGAAAGTAAATAGCGTTAAGATAAAGGTACCTAAGAACTCATATGATGGTAAGATTTTAAGAATTATGGGCATGGGATTTCCGATATATAATAAAAATCAATATGGTAACTTAATGATTAAATTAAGAACATCTAATATTGAGTTAAGTGAAAAACAATTAGAACACATTCAGCAAATTAAAGAACTAAGCAATGCATGATTTAGGAGACACTCCCGAAAAAGATAATTCAAATAGAATTGAAATCCTTAGAGAAGATTCAAAGGAAACAATGATGAACATGATTTATAATGCAGTTGTTAATGGAGAAGAGAAAGCTCTTAAGAGCGAAACAGATCCTAAAGAAAAAGTAAATGCACTAACTAGTATATTAAACTTTTTTATAGGATTAGAAGAATATGAAAAATGTTCTAACATTAAAAAAATTATTGACAAGATAAAATGCTAATAATCAAGGTAGAAAAAGGAAACATAGAAAAGGCTTTAAAGTCATTTAAATATAAAGTAAATAGAACAGGCCAAACTAAGGCCCTTCGCGAAGGTAAAGATTATACCAAACCTTCAGCAGCAAAACGTGTTAAATTACAAAAAGCGAAATACGTCGAGCAAAAATTTAACAATCCAGAATAACATTTGATAATATAATATCATTATATTTTTTTTCATGGTATGGGTAGTATCTCTAGGTACTATCAAATATATACTACATGTTGAAAGACATAAAAACAAATACAATCAAATGAAAGATATTCTAGGAGAAGACAGAGACTCTTTAATGAGATCTTCTTACTACACCATTACAAGAAACTTCACAAAGACCGTGAACCGATTCGTTGTTTTCAAAGAAGGAAACGATATAATCGAGATACCTCATGGTATTGGCCAAAGAAGTGAGTTTATTAATATTTTAGTAGATTATTTTGAAGGACTAGAAGAGTATGAGAAGTGTGATAAATTAATGAAATTAAAAGAACTTGTTACAATGGCAGGGGATTAAACATAGCACCATAATATATGAAGAAGAATTCTGATAACAAAACCGGAAACGAAAACAACAGAATTAACAGACGTAAAGTCATCATTAAACCAGCAGATATAAAAGCGCAATTAAGACAATCTCAAAAAGCTTATTTACAAAACATATTAGAGAATGAAATTACATTTTGCTCTGGACCTGCTGGAACTTCAAAAACATTTACAGCATGTTACGCTGCATTAAAATTATTTGCAGATAACAAAATCAAAAACATTATTTTATGTAAGCCTATTCAAGAGGCTGGTGAGAAACTAGGGTTTCTTCCTGGAGATATCGGAGAAAAGATAGATCCATACATGCAATCATATATTTCTAACTTAATTAAAATAGTTGGACCAGTATTAACCGAACAATTGGTTCAATCTGAAATTATTCAATTTAGACCTTTAGCGTTTATGAGAGGAGATACTTATGATGACTCACTCATGATACTTGATGAGGCACAGAACGCCACGTTTAAACAACTTATGTTATTTGTTACCAGAATGGGAAAGACCTCTAAAGTGATCGTAACAGGTGATGTGAGTCAGTATGATATTTCAAAGAACTCAGCAGGTATTGAGCCGTTTACCGAACTAATGAAAGGTATCAAAGGAATAGGTCATCACCAATTTACACAAAAAGATATTGTAAGAGCTAAGATCTTAATTGATGTTGTTGAAAGATATGACAGATGGAAATTAGACAATGAATAAGTAAACTATTTGAGATATTTAGGTATAATACTTAAATACCAAATAGAAATGTCTAAACACATATTACTTAAAGGATTTCTCAACGAAGATAGAAATATCATAGAGGTTGGAATAGATGAAGCAGGTCGCGGAGCGCTGGCAGGGCCCGTCACTGTTGCAGCATGTATAATGCCACACGGATTTACTCACCCATTAATTAAAGACTCAAAACTTCTAAATGAAAAAGACAGGAAAACTGCACTTGACATTGTATTGAGTAATGCTATCGCGTTTCATGTTGAACACATTAATGTTGAGGACATTGAAAATACAAATATACTCAGAGCAACTATGCAAGGAATGTATAAGTGTCTATCTAATCTTGATGAACATGCTCATAAGTTTGATTTTATTTTAGTAGACGGTGATCAATTCCACGGGTATCATGGAATTCCATTTGAAACAATCATAGGTGGAGATAACAAATATACTTCAATTGCAGCTGCTTCAATTTTAGCTAAAACAGGCAGAGATTCTCTTATGAAAGAATTAAGCGAAAAAGAAGAGTTTATACAGTATGGTTGGAATTCAAATAAAGGATATGGAACCAAACAACATATAAATGCTATTAAAGAATCAGGACCTAATGAGCATCACAGACCTAGTTTCATCTCGCATTTGTTAACCACAACTGGAGAATTGTTTTGAGAGGCTTATTAGCAGGCGTTTTATTATTTGCGCTAGGACAATCTATGATATGGATTCAAACTAACGGGCAATTCGTATGGCCATGGTTTAAAAAGAATCCATTAACCATTTCGATAATTGGAGGTACTGTAATTAGTTACATGTTTATACTTGCAACTAGATTTATAGCAGAATATTATGATGGTCAAATATGGCCTGGTAGGTTTATTGGATTTACGTGTGGAATCATAACCTTTACCGCTCTAACATATTATTTATTAGGCGAGGGAATTACAACAAAAACGGCAATATGTTTATTATTAGCATGTTGCATTATAGGAATACAATTATTTTGGAAATAAGCTTGACTGCCAGTCGAGCAATCAGGGACTTCGGTCCCTTTTTTTGTCTTATTTGGAATCATTATAAATAGGACTTTTTGTGAAAATAAATTCATAAAAGTTTTTAGGTGTCAATAAAAAGTGTTATATTTACTATATAATAATAAAGATCAAACACCAAGAATTATGAAATTAATATTAATTAAAAGAACAAAATTACAGTATTTTATCGATGTGAACGGAATGGATGTATTAAGTACTAGTAGTATGGAAACAATTACCACAATAGATGGTGCTGAAATGATCAGCTTAGCAGAGGCTGAGAAATATATGTTTGAAAGCTACTTTAGCTCTATGTGGCGTGCTGTTGCAGGATTTTGTGAAACTATCACGTGGAACGAAGAAGAAGAATTTGAAGCTAATAGTTTATATTGTAGCTAAATAAACCACACATACAAATGATGAATACCCAACAAAGAATGGATAGAATTCTAGCCACCTCTAAAATAATATACCTAGAGGATATGACAATTCATGAGGTTGTTAAGGCTGAAATTATCGGTGACATCATATGTGTAGACACATGCACTGGCCTATTATTTCAAGATCTAGACGTGTTTACACTGGATGAAGCATGTGACGCTGAAAGATTTATAAACAAAATCAAAGAATTATTATATAACATATAAATAACAAACATGGGAAAAGCAAACTACGGATATTGCTGCATTAATTTAACACTACAAAAAGATCACGACATTAAAATCGGTCGATCAATGATCAAACGAACATTCACCGCTAAAGGTATTAAATACGCCGGAGAATTGGCTGAAGCAAACGTTCGAGATCTTATTGAGATTATAAAGTGGAATCACAAACAAGGTATTAATGTTTACCGTATGAGTAGTTCTATGTTTCCTTGGATGAGTGAGTATGAATTAACTGATTTACCTAATTGGCAAATAATATCTAATCTGCTCAAAGGTGCAGGTACTCTTGTTCAAAAATACGGCCAACGCGTAGGTTTTCACCCTGGTCAGTTTTGTGTTTTACCCAGCCCAACCCCTAAAGTTGTTACGTCAGCTATCAGAGAATTAGATCAGTCTGCACTTATATTAGACTCAATGGGATTACCACAAAACCATACATATTCTATGAACATTCACGTAGGTGGTTCATACGGTGACAAGGATGCTGCAAAGCAAAGGTTCGTTGATAACTTTAAACGTTTATCCCCTTCCGCACAGGCTCGATTAGTTTTAGAAAATGACGATAAGCCTGCTCAATACGGCGTAGAAGATCTTTATGAGATTTACGAAAAGACTAATATACCTATCACGTTCGATTATCACCACCACCGATGTTACGAAGATCCAATGTCTGAGGAAGATGCGTTAAAATTATGTGCAAAAACCTGGCCCAAAGGTATTCGCCAACTATGCCACTACTCTTCTTCAAAAAAGCTACACGAAGATGAATCTGTTATATTAAGAGCACATGCTGATTACATATACGAAAAAATAGAAACATACAATATGGATATTGATATCGAACTAGAAGTCAAAGCCAAAGAGCTAGCCCTAATCAAATACCGTAAAGAATATTTAAATGATTTAGTTTTATCTTGATATATAAAGTATAAACAAAGATTAAAAGGAAATGAAACACGTTAAATTATTTGAAGAATTTTCAGCAAATTCAGTATCGTGCAATAACTGCGATTGGTCTTGGAGATTAGATGAGGGTGGAAAAGAACCTTATATATGTCACGAATGCGGTTATGATAATACTCCAGTTCTAGGAGAATCTGTTAATGAAGCAGAAAAAGCTAAAGGAGATAGAGGACCACTTAAAGGTAAGGCTGTAGAAACCGGAATCAAGAACAAATCAAAAGAAAGTGGAGTACCTGTACCCTTATTGAGAATCATAATGAGACGTGGAATGGACGCTTGGAATGGTGGACACCATCCAGGTATGACGCAAGAAGGATGGGGATACGCTAGAATAAATGCATTCTTAGAAAAAGGAAAAGGAACTTGGGGAGGTGCTGACAAAGACGTTGCTAAAGAAGTTAGAGACGGAGGTCACGATAAAAAGCTACCATTTAAATCAAAAGAAGATTAACGTGAAATTTATAAAGTTATTCGAACAATTCATTACAGAGAAAAAACCAGCAGGAGCTCCCGATTTTAACAAGTCAGATGCACCTGAAGCTGAGGGTAGATTTAAAGACTTAGGTATTAAAGATTTAGCAGCATGGTTAATAAAGACTCGTAAAGGTGATGTTAAGAAGATCAGTGGTTCACTAACTCAACAAGTTGTATTTAATCGCAATGACGATCCAAAGTACGCTGAGAAAATGGAAAAAGTTCGTAAGGAAGTTTATAAACAATTAGATCGACAGGATCTAATCGATAACATGGAAAAATAGAAATATGAAATTTATAAAAACATTTGAAGCTTGGGAAAAGGTTTCACCAGAATTAAAGGCACATATTGAAGAAGATTTAAATTTAACTAATTCATTCTTTAGATTAGGTAGCGATGCTTATTCTAAACTATTTGAAGAGGTTAAAGAATACTGGGACAAAAACAACATTGTTCTAAAAGGACCTTCAGGCTGGATGGCTAAAAATCTAGATGTAGGTAAGCCTGCTCTTTATACTCCACGCGGAGGAAAGACAATTAAAGTTAAATTAGATTCACCAGAACGAGGTGGAGGTAAGAAGTTTATAGTATATAGAGACGGAGGTAGAAAAGACAAAGAAGGGAACGTATTAGCAAAAAAGGTAGAATGGGGAGATCCAAACCTTACAGTTAAAAACGATGATCCTGGAAAATCTGCTAGTTTTTGGGCTCGACACGGTTGTGATAAAGCCGCAAAGATGGATCCAATGAAAGCCGGATTCTGGGCATGTTATGGACCAACTCTTTTTGGAAAACAATTAGGTTTAAAATCAGATCAGCCATGGTAGATAAAGATTGTAAATGTAAATCTTGTAAATGCGGTAGTATGTCAATGGAGGAATTGATATCCAACATAGATGATCAAACCAAGCCCTTCGTTGAAGAGCAGTATGATGATTATATTATAAGAACATTCGATCCAAGTTATCCAGAACACTTATATAAATGGCACAGCGACCCTGAAGATAGGGTTATTGAAGTATTAGAAGATTCCGACTGGAGATTTCAATATGACAATGAATTACCAACTCCGCTGATAGTTGGTGTAGATATAAAAATACCAACTGGGGTTATTCATAGAATACTACCGGGAACAACGAATCTTAAAATTAAGATATATAAGGTATAAATAAAGAAGCTAGCATGAAAAGAGTCAAACTATTCGAGAGATTTCTATTTGAAAAATCTAATAAAGATTATCTAAAAAAAGTTAATTTTATATTGGCGGGAGAAAAGGTAAGAGGCCTTACCGGCACAGACAACAGTATATATGGCGAAGTAAATGAAATTTGTTTAAAAGAATTATACAATGCTTTTTATGCAAAGGGAGATTATGGAAAGGATTTAGAAGTCAACTCAAAGCTACCTCTTATTTATTATGGTGGAAATACAAAAGAAGGCTTAGATTTTTTAGAGAAGTATAATATGTCAGAGGACGTTATGTACAATGTACCAGAAGCTATGAAGATTGCTGGTAATAAAACTGACTTTTATAAAATGTTTCAAGATTCAGATTTTATACCAAAGGCTGTGTATAAAAAAGAAGATACAAAAGATTTAGAATTTCCTGTAATTGCAAAACCAGATGATGGACACTCCGGAATGGGTATTGAGATTTTCGATTCTTATGAAGACTTAGAAAAAAGTAAAGGAGAATTTCAAAACTATTCAGAAGCTAAAGATCTAGATACTGAATTTAGAATTTTATTAGTAAATGATACTGTAATATTAGTTCATGAAAGAGTATCAGCGACTGAGAATGAAATTAAAGATAAAAAATCAGATGAAAAAACTGAATTTACATACGTCGATCAAGATGTGAGTAAATTAGATTTTATGGATAAAATAACTGATATCTGCAAAACTGTTAGAGAAAAATTAAAGCTTGGGCTTTGGTCAATTGATTTAATGGTAGATAAATCTGGTGAATGTTGGGTTGCTGAGATCAATTCAGCTTCAGGAATGGCAGCAGATAAAATGGCTAGAGTTTATGTTGCGGTATACGAGGATTTTTATAAAGAACAACTAACACAGGAGTTCAAGACGTATTTAAATGAAGAGTATATTAGACCTATTTATAAAATAAACTTAGAAGAAAATGAAGATCAAATTAAAAGATCTAAGGGTCGAGTTAACTATCAGGACATTATTGATGGTAAAGAAACTATCATTTAATTCATAGATATATAGATTAATAATAAAAAACAATAAAATAAATTATATTATGGCTAAATTAAAATCGTTTGAGCAGTATGTTGCTGAAAAGCAAGCTACCGCCAATCAAGAAGAAATCAACAATCTAGAAGTTCAGGAAGCTTCTGTTATAATGGATGCAGTTGACCCAAAATCAAAAGGTCTTGTAAAATTACTTAAGAAAAACAAAGTTTCTATGGAAGTTATCGACCAAAACGGTCCTTCAGGATTTCCAGAAGTTGAACTAACAGGGAAAAAAGAAGATCTTGAAACAGTATTAGCAGATTCTCAATATGGATGGGACGATGCTGACTTAGCAGAGTACATCGAAGAATCAGAAGAGACATTTACAGTTAAAGTTAAAGCAATTGAAGAAGGTAATGCTTTTGGAGATGCAGTTAGAAAAGCTAAAGAAGCTGGTGAAACTGAATTTGAATTTGACGGTGAAACTTTTAAAGTTGAAGAATCTGAAGAGGTTGAAGAATCTAAAGAAGTTAAGGTTGAAGAAGAAGAAGTTGAAGAAGTTGAAGAAGGTAATGCTTTTGGAGACGCAGTTAGAAAAGCCAAAGAAGCTGGAGATAAAGAATTTGAATTTGACGGAAAAACTTATAAGGTTGAAGAATCTGAAGAAGTTAAAGTTGAAGAAGAGGAAGAATCTGAAGAAGAAGTAAACGAAAATCCTGCAGCTGCAATCGCAGTAGCATCGATGTTAAAAGAAGTTTATGAATCTTGTAAAAACGAAGCTAAAGTATGGGAAGAAGACGCACATGACTCTCACACTGTAGAATCTTACATGGCTGAAAACGCAGCGTTAGTTGCAACATTAGCAGCTGGATCTCTTAAAGAAATGAAAGAAGATTATTCAACTGAAGCATATGAAGCAGCTTGTAATTCAATGATCGAATCATATACTACTAAAATTAATGAAATGAAAGAATCTGAATTAGCTGACGACGCTACTCATGTAGAGTAATTCATTTTTTAAATATAAAACTAAAAGCCTGGAGAAATCCGGGCTTTTTTTGTAAACAATACCCGACTAATTGGTATAAATATTATAATATAATAATATGCCAAGAATACCAATAGAATTAGTATACATGCAAACCGCATATCAGTTTGCTCAACTTAGTTACGCAGAAAGACGTAAAGTAGGGTGTGTCATTGTAAAAGATCATCAAGTAATTTCATTCGGTTATAATGGTATGCCACATGGCTTTGATAATACATGTGAAGATGGTAATGTAACAAACCCCGCAGTTTTACACGCAGAATCAAATGCAATTATGAAAGTTGCAAAATCGACTATGAGTTGCGTTGGCGCTGAGCTATACACAACAACATGTCCATGTTTTGGATGTGCTAAATTGATTATACAAGCCGGGATTAAAATGGTATATTATACTGAAGAATACAGAGATATGAGCGGAGTTGATCTCTTAGAAACCGCAGGAATTGAAGTTAAACAAGTAAATACGTGGAATGGGATTCAATAAAAGATATCTACCAAAATTAGAAGATTTAAAAAGAAAAAGAATCGAGTTAGGTGACTCTTTCTTTTATAAAATATACATAACGAGCCCTGACGCAGTGATAGGCCCTAGTGAATCAATAAACTATATTGAAGAGTTCGCAGAGGATCATGCAGGTGCTTTAAAATAAACAAAATAGATTTTTTTAGTATAACTATTAAATAATTTAAAATGACAGAAGTGCAAGGTGATTTAAAACAGTATCAGTGGAAAAAAGGAGAAAACTTCGGGAGTATAGTTAATGTTGAATCTGAGGATGGTGAATTTGTAATTTTTACAAACGGACAGAGAATATTTAAGACCGTTCTATCAGAATTTCTAGAGCCGGTCATTAATGGAGAAATACCTTTTCCAGGAGCGAACCCTCTACTTTCATCAAAAAAAGAAAAAGCAAATATTACGACCCCGCCTATAGTATCAAAAGATCCGATTGAAGTAGAACCTTCAGTACTCGGAAAAATGATATTAAAGATGAGCAAGAAAAACGTGGTGAACGTTCCTATTCAAATCAATCTTAATATTCCAACACCACAACTCTATTCAATGTTAGGCGAGGGTATGGAAACAGAAGATCTTAATCAGGAAATTTCAGAAGTAGCTATGTCGCAAATAGAGATAAGCAAATTACAAGAATACATTAAGGCTAATGTTACTGATTTCTTATCAGAATACTATAGCTAATATAATTTAGATAAATAATATTTAACAACATAACACGAGAAACTAATGGCAACATCATCAAGAAGACAAAGAAGAGGAGAGTTTAAGAAAGCAGGTTTTTTAAAAGTAAAAAATATGTTTGGAAGATTCTCAGAGCAAGGAATTGCATGGCACAATAAAATGGCAGAAGACGGTCGATCAATGGAAACAGCTAATGAAAAAAGAAGATTAGATTCTATTGAAGAGCAGTTGATAGTAAGTCTAAATAAATTAAAAGAAACATGGTCTACTTCTGGATATAACGCAGAAGAAATCGTAAAACTAGAAGAAGCATGGACACTTACTGCTGTTAAAGATAGAGAAACTTACAGAGCCGACAAAAAACAGGCAAACTTATTAAGAAAAGAAGCTCAACAATCTTTAGCTAGTAGAAAAAATGCAGGAAATTAAAATAACGCTAGCAGATAATGGCGTAATAAAATCAGTTTACGACGACAATATAAACGGTGGAGGTGAAGAGTACGAATCAACTACAGTATATGAATTTGATTCTATTTTAAATAAAATAAAATTCATCGAAGAACTCTGTATTGATTTGGGATTAGAGTTTGGTAATTCAAATTCTAAAAGTCAAATACAAATCAACAGCGATTGGGGAAGTAATTACAAACCAACTGAAAAGGAAATCTCCTTTAAAATAAAGAATCTCAAGGCGAGTATATCGAACCTTGAACAAACTAATAATGGATAACATAAAGATAGAATGTGTTTGGTGTAAGTCGAAAAGAGATTTTAACAAGTTCGTAAGGGCTATTGAAGATCCGAATTTGACGGTCATCGACTTTTCTATTATTAAAAACAAGTTAATTAAAGCAGATCCATATAGTAACGAACCTAGTGATTCCGTGATAGGTTTAAATATTATGAATTCATTTAGAACTACGATAAATTCTGAAAAGAAAAAAACCACAACAATAGTATATACATTTAGAGATCTCGATCCTATTGTTATATCTAATTTTAAAAAGATGGTCGCTAGTTACACTGACATGAAAATAGAATTTATTCTTAATTCATTAAACATGGATAAAGTACCCAGCAAAAATATATTAAATCAATTCGACTTCGTTAAATTTGTAGACAATGATTAGGCATCGCTTATTTAATAAAGGTGAACACGTCCATGCTCTTATTTCAAACTCTAGATATTCAAATATTGTTTTCCCGGTTAGAGTATTAATATATGATGTAAAATTCGACGAAACAATGCCGAAGTATCATGTTAGAATAGTTAAGTTCTACGATGATATTAATTTTCTTAAAAGATATTTCTTTGGAATGAAATTTGAAAAGAATTTTAATGGAGGAACTACTGTCTTTGGATTTAATAGATCTAATATTAAAAATAAAAAAGAACTTCAAAAACATTTAGACGCTAATTCAGAAACCTATATGATTACTATAGATTCCGTGATGTGCACTAAAACATTTAACCAAGTACAGAAGCTTTATCTTAATATTCAAGATTTTTTAATTGAAAAAGAGATCAGGGAGCTATATGAAAAGTCCTCAAGGGTTTCTTATTCTAAGGGTAAATATTATTATGAATCTAAAGGAGTCTTCGAGGCACATCTTAAAAAGTTTCTAGGGGATCGCGCGCCTACAGATCCAGAATACTTCAACAAATTATTATTTCGACCAATGGGCCCAGAGTACGATAACTTAAAAGGGTAGTAGATTAATCTTAATATATATACTTACTACGTATAAAAACAATAGTAATAATATATATGAGCTTAGACATTAGTGGAGGTATAAATAACTCAAGTGACGCAATCACGCAAGTGAGCGAACTAGGGGTTAGTACACTCAAAGATAAACTTAACGACTTATTCGATATTGAAAACCCTGATGGGGTTAACGCTCAATTAAGAATTAAGAATAATGAAAACTCTTTAAAATCTTCTATTGAAGAAGATTCCAGTTTAAACATCGCAGCAAGTGTTAATGCAATTACACAAGAAACTAGAGCTACTAGAAATGTTGATGTTTTTTACAATCAAGACGTAGATTCGTATAAACATAAAGATGGAGAAGGTAACGCCAATATAACTTTAGGTAAAAGACCATATTCTCTTTTCAATAAATACTCATTAATTAATTTTAGAGGTACTCCGTTGTTCGGAGAAGGAGGTAAGGGTGATTCAAATAAAAGTAAGTTTTTTAACAAAATAGATCCAAGAACTTTAATTAACCCGACTGCATCTAGAATTATCGAAATGACAGATGCTGGTGGTAGTAACGGATATAAATATCAATATTCAGATTTTGCTATGGCGAAATACTTTGGTAGAATTCCAAACAACATGATGATAACTCTACGAAGATTTACAGGCCCTGCGCCTGATGATATCATTAGTCCTTTAGGATTAACAGGAGCAAACTCACAAGAGCCTGATATTGCAAGAGCAGTTACATGGTTAAGTGAAGCAACTGGAAATACTATGGCGGAAATCATGAAATTTTCGCATGGTTTTAATTGGAAAGAAGCAGAGGCAGAGGTTCAAACGGTACAGTCGCAGAATAATGCAAGTTCAGGTAAAGTTGGTGGTATAATTAACAATAATAAAGTACTTAAAGCTGCAAGTAACGCTGCATCAGGTAGAACACAGGCACAGCAGGAAAGATTAGATAATGGTGGTGCCGGTTATGATTCATTTAGTAATACATATCCAAATCACGTATTTGGTCCGCTTAATGTTATTAAGAAAACATTAGTTAGGGAACAGGGTTTAAAGTTTGATCAGGAATTTAAACTAAAATTTGAATACGAACTTAGAGATTTAGGAGGAGCAAATCCAAAAATATTAATGTTAGATCAATTGGCTAACATGCTAGCTTTAACATATAATAACGCACCTTTCTGGGGTGGAGACGTTAGATATATTGGAGATGGATCTGTTGCAAGGCCATTAGGTAATGTTGATTTATTAAAAAATGGAGATTACGGAGGGTTTATGAAATCTGTAGTTTCAGATTTTACAGGTAACAATACTGGATCTTCTATGGGTGATATAACGAAATCTATAAAAGATTTTGGAATGAAAGGGGTTGGTGATACTCTTAACAATTTACTGTCGGGTAGTATGATGAAGATGTTTAACTCTCCACAAGGTGGTCAAGCAGTTGCTGCTTTATTATCTGGTGATCCTACCGGACAGTGGCATGTTACAATCGGTAACCCACTAAACCCAATCGTGGTTATTGGTAATCTAGCATGTACAGATACTTCAATTAATTTTGAAGGACCTATGGGATTACAAGATTTTCCAGAGAGAATGGTTGTTGAAATCACATTAAAACCAGCAAGACCAAGAGATAAGGCAGAAATTGAAAGTATGTTTAACACAGGTAGGGGTAGATTCTATATACAACCTGCAGATGAAATAGATATTAACGCAACGGTTGATGTCAATGCGTATGGTAAAACTCAAAAATCACCAAAGGACAAAGAATTAAGAAAACATTCAAACGGATAATATGAACTTAAAATCTATAAATAATAAAAAAATAAAGGATGGTAAGTTAAGAATAACCGAACCAACTATATTGTTTCCTAAAAATGCTGAAATCAGGGCAGTCCATGAAGTTTCAGCAGATGAGACATGTCGAATTGATATGATATCAATCAAGTATTACGGGCTTGCAGATTACTCTGATCTTATTTTAAAATTTAATAATATATCTAATCCTTTTTCAATAAATGAAGGTGATGTTTTAAATATACCAGATAAAGACGCAATATTAAAGGCTTGGAAAACAATTAAAGGAATAGGAAGTCAAAAAGATAAATCAATAAGAGATCAGTTTGTTGACTCTAAGAGATTAACAGTTAAGGACGCTAAGAGAGCAGAGTATCTAAAGAAAAAAGCTGCTCAAAAACAAAATGGATCAAAACAAATAGTTCCTCCAAATATACTAAAAGACGGAGATAAGAATATCGATATTAACGGAGACACTATAATATTATAGAATGGCATTAGAAGGTAAAATTTTAACAAGGTTAGAACCAACAATAAAACTGGATGAACATAATTTTGACTCATTTGGAGAGCAAGAGGGCGACAATCCAGGTGACGCTAACGTAACTAGAGATCTTGGGGTTGAATTTCCACTAATAATTATTAACGGATATCAATTCAATCGAGCAGATATAAAAACTTTTGAAATTTCATTAGAAGAATTTGTTCCAACAATAGAACTTACAGTAGTTGATAATGACGCTAGATTTAATGTAGATTCCTTTCCAAGAGATGGTGATGTAATAACAGTAAGATTATCGGCTAGACCAAAAGACGATTATAAAGATATTAGAATAGATTTTGATATTACAAACGTAGAATCTCCTCCTGTTAGTGTAATATCTAGGGGGTCAGGTGGAGCTAAGTATTCATTTACTGGTGAGATGAAAATTCCAGGATTGAATGCGGAGCAGTGTAAATCGTATGGCAAAGGAACAACAATAGATCACTTAGAGAAAATAGCTACTGATTTAAAAATAGGATTAGCTTCTAACATTGACACAACAGACGATGAAATGAATTGTGTAACAACATACGAGCCTATTATAGATACTATTACAAATTTAGTAAAACACTCATACGTTAATGATGATTCTTTTCAAACATACTGTATCGATCCTTTTTATTATTTAACATATGTTGACTTAAATATAATGATAAATGCAGAGGATGATTTTGAAGATGCTGTTGCAGCGATGAACGACGATATGAACGATACCAAAGGAGCGGACGCCAGCAATACAACGAATGAGATGGCAAGCACTTTAATACTTAGCACAAAGTCAGAACTTGAAGGATCTAATCTACATATTGATAAGTATTCTCTTAAAAACAATGCAGGAACTATTGCAAAAAGAAATGGCTATAAAAGAGTATTGCAATACTTTGAAAACGACTCTGATGAAGGATTAGTAAACTTCGATATTGAACCACTAAGTTCAAATGAAATGAAGGACATTGCCGAGCCCATGAAAGGACGTAGGGATGAGGAGAGATACAAACAAGAAATAAAGTATAAATATGTAGGTAGAAGAAACAGTGACCCTGAGACTTCCAATACACACTTAAACTACAACTTTGCAGGAATACACAATCAACAAAACCTACAGGAACTAGATAAAATGACTCTTGAAATTGAGTTATCAACATGGAATCCTGCACTATACAGATATCAAAAAATACCGATTGTAATTTTTCACGAAACAGATTCACAGGTTTTAGTTGATTCACAGGTAAAAAGCACAAAAGAAGAACTTGGTTTTGAAGCACAGCCAGAATCAGATCCTGATTTACCAACCAACGGATCTGCACAAGCAGTAGATGAATTCTTAAGCGGATTTTATATTATAGGATCTATTAGATATACATACAAGGGAGGGGCTATCAGACAGCACTTAACTCTTTTAAGAAGAGAATGGCCAAGTAGATTAAATAATTTACAAGGTTAATAGCTACAAACTAATAAGAATATATACTATATGTCAGATTTCAAGAAAATATCAGATTTTAGAAAAGGTAAAAGAGCAAGTCAACCGTACCAAGATCCAACTTACATGTCGTTTCTTATGCTGTTTGATTTTGCAGATGCTGCCAATTCGCCTCTGTTAGCAGACCCTGCTGAGGATTATTTAAAGAGACTATCATCTGAAGGAGAAACGTCTGAATATTATAAAGAAAAATTAGAAGCACTTCAGAACTTTAAAAAAGCTTTAAAACTTATTAATAATGAAATGCCTTGGTTTTGGCAAAGTTTATCTGGTTTAGAAAAAATACAACAGTATGATCCGTTAAATCCTTATTTTGGAGGGGATGATGCTGTAATAACTATAGGAACTTTAGAGTCTATTAACCTGACAATATCTGGTTTAATGCACTTATATAGAAAAGCGGTTTTCGATGAAAGAAAATGGACATGGGTTTTACCAACCAATTTAAGAAAATTCAGAATGTATATCTATGTTACTGAAGTTAGGGCTATTAAAAACATGTCTAAACCTACTTTAAGTGGAGTTGATCTAGGAGGATTTCCGGATAATTTTAAACCGAAAATAGGTATAGATAATGCAAATGCTGGAATTTCAGGAACAAGTGGAAAACCTTATTTTATGTTTGCTCTTAAGTTTTGTGAATTTGATTTAAAATCCGGAACAACATTATTTGCAAATTTACAAAAAGCCACGCCAGAGGTAGCAACAGGAGAAATATCAATAAGCTATGAAGCATTATATGATATGGAAGCTAGGGTATTAAATGGTATTGTAGAATCTGTTTACAACACGGATGATTTATCACCAGCACCTGACTCAGAGAATAAAGAACTTAATAGCGTAGGAGATTGGCTAAAAGATCAAGCTGTTCAAAAAGCAACGGCGTTTGCTGATCGAGCGGTTGGAGATTTAAAAAACACAGCTATCGAAAAAGTTAATGAATTAAAACAACAGGCTAAGGATGCGACAGTAGGTCGAGTTAATGTGGCTGTTAATAATCTATATAAAGATTTTGTAAAAGGAGTTGATAACATAGCAAGTCCTGCTGCAAATGCAAATAATATACAAAGCGTTATTGCAGATAACGTACATGGTTTAGTAGACCAAGGACAGACTATTGGAGATGCGCTAAACTCAGCGGCTGCAAAATCTCTAGGTAATATACATGAATAATGGCAAGAGACAAGGAACTAGAAAAAGATAATATTAGGGAAACTCACTGGTTAGGTGAGGTGGTTGATAATGTAGATCCTTCTCTTTTAGGAAGATGTCGAGTTAAAGTTTATGGTAAGTTTGATTTATTAGAAAATGAATCAATTCCATGGGCAACCCCAATGAATAGAGATAATGCAGGAGCACATTCAATTCCAAGAGTTGGAGATATTGTTGCAGTGAGATTTGACAATGGTAACATATACCATCCTGAATACTGGTTTCAAATTAACCAAAATAAGGATCTTAAATCAGAAGTTTTAGAACAAGATCCTGATAATGCGCATGATGTTGTTAGTTTAGTATATGATGCCGAACGAAACATAAGAATATATTCATCAACTAAAGACGGTTTAGTAATCTCAAGAGGATCTGGGCCAAAGGAAAGACCGCTTATACAAATCGACGAAGAAGGTATTATTAAGATATCTACCGATCAAAAGCTATTTCTAGATTCTGGTGATATATTTTTAAGTAACACTGGTGAAGCAGTAGACGGTAGTGACGTGACGGAGGACATTAGTGAACCTGCAGTTCGAGGAGTTTCTTTAGAGAAATGGTTAAACAAATTACTAGATGATTACAATTACCACTTTCACCCAACAGGGGTTGGGCCCTCTGGTTTCCCAGCAGCACCGACACCGTCAACTGTTGCAGAACTTAAAAGTACTCACATAGATTATCAACAGACTGGTAAATAGGATATATAGTCTATAAAACGATACAATCATGCCGGCAAAATGGCCTTTATTTATTAATAACGTATCTGCAAAACTAATAGCAAGAAGTGCAGAGAGTATGGGATTACCTCAGGTACCTCCACATACTCCGGGCATTGGCGACTTTGCCTCGTTTCTAGCAGATGAATATGTTGCCGCAGTATCAACAGCACAAACCCCATTCGGAAATACACATAGTAATGCTGGCGTAAAGACTGTGTTGACGGAAGGCTTTGACAAGGCATTTAAAAAGCTTTTTGAAGATTATGAAACCTCTCTTGAGGATAGAAAAACTTTATCGCAGTATCAGTCTATTACTGAAATACTCCCAGAAGCCGATTTAACATTTGACGCACAGTGTGAGATAGAAAAATGGACCTCAGAGAACACAGACACTCTTCAGAAGTTCAATTACTATCCCCTATATGAATCAACATGCCCGGTTCCATATCCAGAGGAGGATCCAAATGACACCACGAATGACGGAGATATAGATTTTAGTGTAGTTACTAAAGCAAGTTCAGATATAAACGCACCATCTCATAATTACGTTGTTCGATTTATAATTAAAAAATTTAATCCAGAACAGTCTTTTAAAATAAGATATACAATAAACGAAATTGAACAGCCTTTGCTAACAGTAGGTTCAGTAGGTTCTGGCTCGACATCATCGGGCTCTGGTAGCGGTTCCGGAAGCGGAGCTGGCAATAATACTGCCTTTACCGTAATAAACATACCTGCAGTTCCTGGTAAATATACATATACATTTAAAGAAATACTAGATATGTCCGGTAAATCTTTAATTAAAATAATAAATAAGACTAAATCAATTACTATAAGCGATGGTGGAGTATTAGAGAAGCTAAGTGGTATTGATGAAAAGTTACAAGGATACGCTGCAGGATATCCAGAAAATATTACTAAGCCTGTTAGAAATACTATACCAGATCTTACAGAAGAAGAAAGAATAAATGTTCTAGTTAATAGAATTCTAAAAAGGAATGATAATTCAAAAGGATATAAGCTATGGGTAGAGCTTCTAAGGTATGGAACAGAGATACCGTATAACTACCGGGCTCTTTCTAGAAAGATATACGATAAAATAAAATTTTTAGAAAAAGAATGGAGAAGTGCCGAAAAAGAAGAAAGAAATAAAGTAATAAAAGATGGAGGTAATAAATATTCTTTAACAAGTAAACTTATCGTACCTCCCCTGTCTACTTCGGATTATCAGATTAATCAATATGTCTTTCAAGAAGAGCATAAGCAAAGGCCAGAAGAAATACCAGCAGAAATAAAACAAGGTTTAATTAAAGCCTTCACATACGTTCCGAGCATTGATGGAAAGATTTTAATGTACACTAACAACATAGGTCGAATATGGCGAAGACGTGAAAAGGATTCACTCTATAAAAAAGAGCAAGAAAGATGGTGGGAAACTCAAAGAAAGTGGGCCAACTACATGGAAGAGGTAAACTCACAGGATCAAGAGGAAGACGGCGAGGATCCGTATGAGATAATGGCAGGTGCTATTATTAAATACTGGCAATCAGCAGCAGTTCAGCCGTTTACAAGTGGGCCTCCAATACCACCATGTAATATAACTCCTCCATTACTTGGCGTGTTTGCACCAATATCATATGGTAGTAAGACATCACTTGCAAACGATTTAAGAAGAGCATGGAACAATGGTAAGTTTTTTGAAGTTCCTCCAGCAACTCCGGTTGCTGCCACTTTAGTTGCAACAGCAGTTGCAGGAGCATGTGCAAAGCACTTATTAAAATTAAAGTTTTTATATTTAGGTGGAATAGCAACACCAGGTGGTCCAATCCCTATGGTAGGATTCATGCCGCTCTCATTTTAAAAAAAGTATATATAACCTATAAAATTATTTATTCACTATTATTAACAATTTAAATTAAAAAAAGAATGTCCACAGACGTTAAAACAAAAAGAGTACGACTAACTAAAGAAGAACCAGTCGCTCAAACAACAAAAAAAAATGACAAATTAGCATACTTAGAAAATGCTAATGTTCCAATCGAAGAATTCGATTGGGATGCTCACCAAGCGTCATGTCCTTCAAGATCTAGAAAGATAAACAAAGGACTTAAAAACACAGGTAAATACAGTGTATATTCTCATGAGCCGTATGCTCAGGATCTTTTAGATCTTTTTAACGGTCATGAAGAGGCTAGACCAGCTCAGATGAAGATTGGGGTTGGTGAAATCTACTCAGGTACTATTTTTAGTATAAACAAAGAGTGGGTTGCAGTCGACATCGGGTATCGTGAAAATGTATATGTTAACGTCTTAAAAGAAGAAGTTAGCGTTAGAGGATTATTTGTCCCAGACGCCGAGGTTAAGATTCAAGTTCTTCAAATGGGAGAAGGCCGAGGATTTGTATTAGGATCTATCAGTGCAGGTATTAAATCAGCAGTTGTTAAAGAAATAATGGAATCCATTAAAGACGGTGCAACCGGATATATGGGTACAGTTTCTCAAATGATACCAGGTGGAGGTTATATTGTAACAGTACAGGGGGTTGAATGTTTTATGCCAGGTTCTTTAGCTGGAATTAACAAATTAGCAGACTTTGAATCTATTGTAGGAAGCGATATGTATGTTGTTCCTGTAAGCTTCTCAGAAAAAAGAGGAACTATTGTAGTATCTCACAGAGAATACTTAAAAGCAATGATTCCTTCTAAAATTGAAGCACTAAAGGAAAATCTAACACAAGATCTTACTGGTAAAGTTACAGGTTCTGCGAAATACGGAGTATTTGTAGAGTTTGATGAATGTTTAACTGGAATGATTCACGTTAATGATCTAACTCCTGAATTATTAAAAGCACATAGAGCTAGGGAAATTAAACCCGGAGATGATATTGCATTTAAGATTAAAGAAGTTGTATCAAACGAAAAGATTATCCTAACACAATTAGATGCAAAACCAGTCGTTGACTTATGGGATGGTATTACTGATAGAATCAAAACACCAAGTGAAATTGTTGGAACAGTTCGAGCAGTAAAAGACTATGGTATCTTTGTAGACATTGAAAAAGGAGTTGCTGGGCTATTACATATTTCAGAAATCGAAGATGTTATAGATTTAGAAACTATCAAACCTGGAGATAATATTACAGTACAGGTTACTAGAATCGACGCAGACTCTAGAAAGATTTTCTTGAAAATCTAAGACTACTTTATTTTTATAAACTAAAGGCCCATTCATTTTATGTTTGGGCCTTTCTTATTTATAATCATTATAAATTACAAAATAAATGCACAAAAGTTTTTTTGTTTCAATAAAAAGTGTTATATTTAACTATAATTAAAAACTAACAGATATGTCAACAGAACTTAAATCACTTAAAGGTCAATTTCACAGTCAAAAGACAAATGAAATGGAAAACACTGAAATGTCACTAACAAGATTCAGTGGTGGTAAAGAAGGTATGAAAGTACAATTTACAATGAGAGATCAAGGAGATTTCTTTACACACATTACTCTTAATAAAAAAGAGATTAAAAAGTTAATCAAAGAACTTCAAGAAAACTTTGAACTTTAAAAAATTAAAACATGAAATTTAAAGAATTAAAATTTAAAAAATTAGGATGGGGAGGAATAAACGCAACCCATCACTTCGATAACGGATTAATATTGAGTGTTGCTGCTGGTAAAACAGCGTACTGTATGCCAAGAGAAGATTTAAATTCTGAAAAAGAACATTCTTCTTTTGAGATTGCAATATTACATGAAGATAATATACCTTTTTTTACTAAACTAGTAAAGCCGGGAATCGATGATGATGTTATTGGATGGGTAGGCAGAGACGATATTAATGAATTATTCCCATTGATAAATAATATAACAAAAAAGGAGATTTCTGATTTTATTGAAACCTCTAACATGCTTGAAAATGATTAGAAAGAAACTACATAAGCATCAAGAATTACCAATTGTTATAGATTTAACGGGGCCAGATGGCAATGCATTTGCATTACTTGCGTATGCTAAAAAGTTTTCACAAGACTTAGATAAACCATATGAACATCTACTTAAGCAAATGCAAAGTGGAGATTACGAGAATTTAATCAGGGTTTTTGATGATGCTTTTGTGATTTTGT